AACAAATCAAAGGAGATTTATAAGAAAACCCCCTCATTTTCCACTCCACCCTTTTTCAAATGGTTTTATAAAACAAAAAACTCTTATTTTTTTTTTTTTTTTTTTTTTTTTTTTTTTTTTATTTAATGGTTGAATTTTGTTAATTAATTAGTAAAAACAGCAAAAAATAAAAAAAGAACCCCTAGAGGTCCTTTTTTTATTTTTAAGGAGTGTTATTTACTTGGGGGTGTTGTTGGTACTCCACCTACTCCTGGTTTTGGTTTTCCGCATCCGCATCCCATGTTTTTTTAGTTTTTATTTAAGTGTTATTTTTTATAATAAATACTTGATTAAATTAAATTAAATAGTATATTTGATTATGTTTAAAAAGAAATATAGTATATCCATGTTAGATAGTAAATGGATTCCGTTAAAAAGAAATATAAAATTAAGTATTATACCTAGAAGAGACGAATATATTTGGATTGATGAAAAATATTTTATTGTTCTTAACATCGTCCACTCAATAACGAATAAACAAGAAGTTTTTATTGTTGTTGAGGAACAAGAAAATAATGGGATACTATTCAATTAAAATATTTATGACGACCTAATGGAAATCATCACTTAAATTGGGGTGGATATCCTTGTTTTTATAGGTTTTTTGTTCGATTATAAAAACCAAGCAAAAAAAAAATAAAAATAATTGAGAAAAAACTTGACATAGAAGTAAATAATTCGTACCTTTGTGTATATTTATTTTGAAACGTTCTTAATTTTATTAAAAACAATATCTAGAAAGATGGGTTCTGCAAACAAAACAGACACAACTAAAAATTCTAACCAGTTTGTGTTAACAACTATAACCTTTGATGAGAAGGACTTGGACGTTGAGTAACCAACAGAGTGAGAAGAGGTGGAAAGGTTACCACTATAAAAAATTATCTACCGTCATTACCACCCCAATAGGTGCAAGTAGGATGTAGTCGAAGTATAGTAGACTCTCGCCAAAGCAAATCCGAAGACGTAAAAAGGGTTAGTCCGCTGGGATGAAAAACACAAAAAACCATCTTGAGATAAAATATTATGGGACAGGGTTATTATCTGGACAGTCTGAAAAAGACAGGGTATAAAATCTGGACAGTCCCAAAACACATTGACTAAAGAATCTATTCAGCAATTAACAAAAAAAAACGGTAAATTTTTTAAAAAGCAGATTCTGGTCAACAATATTACTATAAGCACGAGGGAAGTGTAGCATCAATAGGGTGAAGGTAAAAGGTTCGAGTCCTTTATAGTAGTCTAATATTGCGGAGTAGAGCAGAGGTAGCTCGCAAGGCTCATACAGTGTAAAAACTGAAAAATATTCGAACTAAAAACATTTTTAATTATTTAAGTTCGTTTTTATTAGTTAACCATATTTATTAGTATGGGAAAATATGATAAAGATGAATTTATTAGGTTAATTTTAGATAAGAATATGCCTTATTCCGTTATTGGTAAATTACATGGGGTTTCTGGTAATGCGATAAAAAAAATTGCTAAAAACTTTGAAATTCCTCTTCCTAGGAGGTGAAAAATAAATGATAATGAGAAATTCAATCATGATGGTTATCGAAAACATAGTTTAGTTAACCAAATTAACGATGAAGATTTTATTATTCTAATTCAAGAATCGACTAACTGGGGAGAAATAGGTGGTAAGTTAGGATATAAGACGATTGTGTCTTCCAACGTAAAAGACTCTATTAAGAAACGCTGTTCAATGTTAGGTATGGAACTTAATATCGTTAAATTAATAGATATTTCTAACTTAACTAAAGATGAACTTTTTGATAAACGTAAGAATTGGCAATCTGCAAGGAGTGCAATTCAAAAACACGCTAGAAAAGTTTATTTAATAGAAAACCCAACACCTAAATGTGTAGTTTGCGAATATATCAACCATGTTGAAGTAGCACATATAAAAGCTGTTTCAGATTTTGATGGAGATATAACAATAGCGGAAATTAATTTATTATCAAATCTCATAGGATTATGCCCTAACCATCATTGGGAGTATGATAATAAAACAATAACAAAATAACCTTGAGGTCGGTGGTTCGAGTCCATCCTCCGCTAGACAATCGTTTAACTCACTTGCACGTAGTGATTGTTGCACACCGAATTAACGGTGACTAAGAAGTTAAAAATAAAAATGGGTAAACAAGAAGAAATTACTAGATTATCAAAAGAATTATAAATGCTAGTAACCCATTACATAACCATGAAGTAATAATTAAAGATAGAGTGAATGGTTATACATACAAACAATTAATGGATAAACATGGGATTAGTTCAAAAGGCACTATATCTTTCATATTAAATAAATCACTAAAGTTAAACAAAGAATAGTTACAGCAAGTTAACACTTTATATAGTAAAAAAACATGCTATTCTGAAATCATTAAATCTCATAGCGATATGGGGTTTTTTATTATAATAAAAAAACAAAAAAACAAAACCAATGGGAAAAATTCATTTAGAAATCCGTGATGCAGAGGGTGGAACCGATGCCAAGCTGTTGGTTTGTGAAATGCGAGACATTTACATCAAAACAGCGAAAAACAATAACATCGACTGACTGATAACCGAAGATAGGTTAGGTTTTGTTAGTATCTGACTAACAGGCAAGAATGCAAAAGAAGTATTCAACGCAGAGCAAGGAAACCACAGGTGGCAAAGAGTTCCACCAACTGAAAGAAAGGGTAGAGTTCATACCAGTTCAATTACCGTAGCTATATTAGAAGAAAACGAATACAAGGAAGTAGAATTACGTCCTAGCGAATATCGTTTGGAAACAACTAGAGGGACTGGTCCAGGTGGTCAACACCGAAATACTACTGATTCAACGGTTGTAATAACTCATATATCAACTGGTATCAAAGTTGTTCGTAATGGAAGATGTCAACATAAGAATAAGGAAGAAGGATTAGTCGAAATGAAGAAAAGAGTTAACGATTTCTACCGAACTGAACACGATAACATTAATAGTGAAGAAAGACGTGACCAGATAGGTAATGGTGACCGTGGTGACAAGAGGCGTACCTATAGAGTAAAAGATAGCCTTGTCGTAGACCATATAACAGGTAAAACTGCCAGTCTTAAAGATGTTTTAAGAGGTAAAATAGAACTACTTGCATAATCAGAAATAAAGTAGTACCTTTGTCTGAAATATAAAATATATGAAAAAAAAAATTATCGGGATATCGGGAAAAATCGGGTCGGGAAAAGACACCTTTGCTGAATTATTAGCTGAGCAATTAAAAGGTAAAGTAGAAAGACATGCGTTAGCTGATAAATTAAGGTTAATTACAGAAATAGTTAGTGGTATACGTATGACCACAACTCACGAAGTTAATAAACCATTCTGTAATGAAATTCGTAATTATACCCAAGACCAAAAAAACTTAGTTATTAAACAATTTAATAAAACTATTGGTAAAACATTACAATTAATTGGTACTGACTTATTTAGGAATAATTATGACACCGATATTTGGGTTAAGTCATTCTTTAATGAAGAATTAGATGACATATTAAATGATGGTAAAATTATTGTAGTGCCAGACGTTAGATTTGTTAATGAAGCTAACTATATTTTACAAGAAGGCGGTTATTTAATTCGATTAGAAGGTGACCCTATGGGTGTTAGGGAAAATAGTTTACGTGATTTAAACCATTTCTCTGAAACTAATTTAGACGATTATACTAATTTTAGTAAAGTTAGCTATAATGGTGAAAGAGATATTCAAAACTTAAAAAAAGTTGTAAACAATTTAATTGTTGAGTTATCTTTAGATAAGTAATAGAGGTAAACTATTTAAGTGTATCAAACAAGGATTATTTGATATAATTATTTGGGTTGATGGTTCTGGTAGATTACCATTAGAAGATGCTTCTTCATTTAATATTTATAAAACTTGTGTTGTTATCATAATTGAAAATAATGATGATTATGAAACCTTTAAAAAACGAGTTGTGAAGGTAGTAAAATTTTTGAAAAAAAAATAGAAAAAAATTTGCATGTTAAAAAAAGTTGTGGTACCTTTGTATCACAATAAGGTTCTATAGTATAACGGCAGTACGATGGCCTCTAAAACCATTAGGTATGGGTTCGATTCCCATTAGAATCACAAAAAGATTTGACTTTTTAAATTAAAGCAGTATATTTATATAAAAACAAAAACGATGAACTAGATTAACAATCAAAAATTAAGAGTTGTCACAAGACGTGATTTACAAGTTTCCACACAAGCGGTGCAATCTGCACACGTAGCCATTGATTTTCAACATGAGCACCCACAGGAGGCTGCACAATGGCAAACAAAATCTAACTATTTAGTATTATTAACTGTCGCTGACGAAGAAGCATTAATCAAATTGATTAGCAAAGCTCTTTTGATTGGTATCAAGTACACTTTATTTCGTGAACCAGATTTAAACAATGAAATCACAGCGGTAGCCTTTGAACCTAGCGATAGAGCTAGAAAACTGACAAGTTCTTGTCCATTATTAGGAAAGGAGGTATGTCATGTTTAAAATAGATAAAAGAACCGAAATCACCTTTAATTTCAACAAGATGCACCTACAAGATGCTAGCATTCCTATGTGGGTGATAAAAGCCAAAGGACAAACATACTATGTTGACCATGTAGATATGGAATCTAGAATCGGTTTTTCAACCAAAGAAACGCCAGATAACCCAAGTACGAAAGGTTCAATTAAGTTCAAAGCCAAATTAGAAATAACAAATAACATAGCAAGGCTTTATCCTTGATACAAGGTGAGATAACCAAATGGTAGGTACCATTCCGCAAAAATGGGTATGTAGGTTCGAATCCTACTATCACCTCTAATAATAATAATAATAACTAAAACAAAGAAATCATGATGTAGATTATCAGAGCACCGCCTTAAGTTTATTTAATACTTGGACATTTAGTTGGACACTTTGTCCAACTATAACAAAAATTATAAAAATAAACTTAAAAAAAATAAAAATGAAAACACAAGAACAAAAATTACAAGATTCAAAAAATTATATTTCAAAATCAGCACAACACTTATTTGTTGTAAACGATAAAACTATCTTAAAAGTTATTCCATTTGAAAGAGATGGTTATAAATTTGTAGGAAGGTTAATGATAACTGGTGAACATGTAGAGCTTAGGACTCGCTCACTCATGAGTGCGATGAAATGGGTTTTACAAGATTATCTTTTTCCAAAATATGTGAAAACAAAATCGATTCCATATTTCAAAAAAATGAGAGAATTAGTTTCAATTATTGAAAAAGAAATAAACGCTGTCGATAACAAAGTTTTAATTGAAAAAATAAAAACACATCTAAAAGAAGTTGAATTAGTAAAATAATAATAATAAAAAAGGGACATATGTCCCTTTTTTAATTTATTGATATTTATAGTAAAATAGCAACAATGAAATTAATAATAAAAAAATTACTTAGGGAAGGGCTAATAAATGAAATAACCATTAAAGATGCTTGGACAAAATTTTACTCTGACGTAAATAAGTTTCCAGTTCTTAATGGAGATGAATCATTATTTCAAAAATTAAACAATGTTTACCCTAGAAAAGGTGATAACTTTAACAAAGGATATTTTACTTGGTTATATAATTTGCTTAAAATAAATAAACTAAAAGAGGAAGATTTCTATAAAGCAAAAGAATATTTAATGCTTTTCAATAAATTCATCAATAAAATACCAAGTGAATTTAGAGATATAAATAGGTTTAAAAATTTAAATGATTTATACGATGTGGTTAAAGAATTTGAGGGTGGTGATGAAACCATGGCCACTAGTAACAGTGATGAGATAAGACAAATAAAAAAAAATGAAATAGATAAGGTTTTTGAAAATAGTAATTGGTTGATAATGATACCTAAAACTGAAAGAGCTTCTTGTCTTATCGGTAAAGGTACCAAATGGTGCACAGCTGCTGACGAGTCTAATAATATGTTTGACAATTATAATAGTGATGGTCCGTTATATGTTATGGTTAATAAAGATAATAATAAGAAATATCAATTACATTTTGAAAGTAATCAATTAATGGACGAGAACGATAGTCCAATTAAAGCTTCCTTTTTTTTTGATAATATATTAGAAGATAATGATGCTTTTAAATTTTTACAAGAGGCTTCAGAAATTTTTTGGGATTTTATATTGATAAATAGCGTTGATGATATAGCAGATGGTGGATATAGTGAAACATTTGAAGACGCTTTAACAAGTGACGTAGAACCAGAGGTTTTAAAAAACACATTAAGTACGTTAAGGAATGGTTCTGATTCACATTCAGTTTATTTAGGTTTTGCTTATGAAAAAAATGTAAATAATATTAGTGATGATGAAGTTTTAAGGTTATTCGATGGCAATGCTTTTGAATATAGTGATGAGGAGGAGATTGATTCAATATTTAAATATTTAAACGAAATTGGTTATGACTTTGACGAAATTGGTGATGAAAATGTTTCTAAATTCAATAACGCTAGAGAAGCTTTACGTAAACATAATATAGAGATAGGTAAAGATTATAAAACAGATAAAGGTAGGGTAATTAGAGTTAACAAGTTAAACTTTGGTGAAGAAATATCTAACGAATACAATGTTAGTATGGGTGATGAAACAGGTAATGTTAATTTGGAAACACTTTTAAATTTTATTTACCAAGGACAGTTATTTGAAAATAAAAATACTATTAAACAAGTACTTAGAGAAATATAAATTGTAATTTATTTGTATATTAAGAATATATTACATACCTTTGCAATATGAAAAGAAAAAAAATAAATATAGAAATACCAAAAGATGTTATTCTGATACATAATATTTTTAAAGAAAATAAAATAAAGCTGTTTTTAGTTGGTGGGTGTATACGTGATAATTTACTAAATATTAAACCAAAAGATTGGGATTTAGTTAGTGAAGCGATTCCATCTAAAGTTATTGAAATGTTTAAAAATAAATCATTTATTAAAAATATTTTATTTATTGGTGAAAGTTTTGGGGTTATAAGTTTAGTAACTGAAAACGACACTTTTGAAATAGCTACATTTAGGTCAGATGGTGAATACACCAATAAAGGTAGAAGACCAGATTCTGTAACATTTGGTGATATTGTTGAGGATTCTAAACGTAGAGACGTTACAATTAATGCGTTATTCTACGATATTGACACTAATGAAGTGGTTGATTTGGTAGGTGGTGTAAATGACCTAAAAAATGGTGTGGTTAGAACAGTTGGTGCCGCTGAAGATAGATTCGGTGAAGATAGACTTCGTATTCTGAGAGCAATTAGATTTGCTGGAAGGTTTGGTAGTCAATTAGACCCAGAAACAGATGATGCGTTGAAGAAAGATGCTAGCTTGGAAGGTATTTCTGGTGAGCGTATCAGAGATGAGTTTTTGAAAGGTATTGCTTCTGCTAAGTCTGTTAAGAATTTCTTAAAAATGGTTGATGGTTACGGATTATTTGATTGGGTGTTTAAAGGGTTAGCTGTTGATAAGAATTTTGTTGAAGATAACGAACCAATCATTGTTATCGCAAATATGTTAAAGAAAAATAATATAGAGTCTTTGAGAAAAGACTTAAACAACTTGAAATATTCAACTGATGAAGTTAAAGCGATTAGTTTTTTAATTGGTTTAATTAAATTATCGACAGAAACTGCTGTGTTATTAAAAAGAGCGCAAAAGAATGGTGGTGTAACTCCAGAACAAGTGAAAAAATTCGGAAAGCTTGTTGGAATCGATTCTAGGTTGTTAGATACGTTTATTAAATTTGAATTGAGCGTTTCTGGTCCAGATTTAATGGATAAAATGAATCTAAGACCAGGACCAGAACTAGGACAAGCTATTCAAAAAGTTGAAACTGATAATTTTAAAGAATTATTAGGATAAACTTGATTTATTATGATGATAACTATTAATTACAAACAACAACCAACGGGTAATACATGTGGCCCAACTTGTATCTATATGGTATTAAGACACATATTGAACCGTTCAAATGATTTACTTTTTGATGTTGATATAGTTGATTCCATCGAGAGCATTGCGGAAGCATGTGGTACCGATTGGGTTGTTGGAACACCACCAGATAGAATGCAAAAAGGTATGGATGCCGTTAAGTTGAAATATATTGAGTGTATTCACTCAAAACAGCCATTTGATTTGTTAAAACAAGTTATCGACTCTGGAAATATCCCAATAATTAGAACTATCACACAAGGTATGCCTCATTGGGTAATAGTAAATGGGTATGTTGGTGATGAGTTTAACATACTTGACCCATGGTTAGGGGTTATAAAATACGATATTCAACAACTTAACAATATTTGGATGCCGAGAGACTATCAATTTTTTAAAATACTAGTAGATGGATATTAGACAAGGAATACCACAAGAAAGAATCAAAGAAGCTTTATTATTTTCATATCCATTTTTTAGTCGTTTGATGACTAAAAAAGATTTTAATTTTTATATATCAAGTGTTAGTGATTGGGAACAATCTTTTATGTTAGATTACGAAGATAACATAAAAGGTATTTACATAATAGGTAACAATCAAGTAACTGATTTTACTGATGACCCACAATTCGAGAAACTAGTAGGTGTTGAAGGTGTTCTTTTAGCTATAGACGATTCAATTAGGGGTATGGGTTGGGGTAATAAATTAAAAGAAATACCTAAAACTTTAGGTGTCGACTATATATGGGGTCAACAATTTAAAAAATTGAACAACTTAAATGATTGGTTAAAACGTAGAGAGCTGGTTAGTGAGACAGAATATGTTTACGTTACAGTTGAAAAATATTCTGAGTGATAGTTTTTTTTAGGTAAATTAAGGTATTTATATTAAAATATAGTTATGAAAAAAATATTACTTAGTGAATCTGAAAAGAAAGCAGTTATTACTCGAAGAGAAAAAGCGATAATAGAAAGTTTTTCAAAAACTTTTAATTCAATTAAAAGAGTTAACGAGAATTATGGTGAAGATTATGAATTAGCTTCTAGAGGTGTTGAATACGGGATAAATCCAGAAATTGACCAAGAAAACGAAATGGGTAATGTGTATAAAGTAGAAGTTATCGGTAAAGAAGCTGAAAAAGATGGTGGTTATAAACACCGTTGGGTTTATGAAATAAACGCTAATAGTAATGAAGAAGCAGAAGCGTTAGCTGCTAAAAAATTTAATGAGGGTATGAAAGATAATGATATTTATTTATTCTCAGTAAAGGCAATCACTGACCCAAGTGAAGACGATGTAGTTCAAAATAGAGGTGTTAGACTCTAACAAATAAAAATAAATTAAAAATAATCACAAAAAAGCTTGCTTTTTAAATAAAAAGATAGTACCTTTGTATAACTTTTAGAAATAAGGGTATATTTATAAACAACGAGCATAATGCTCATAAACAAAAAAAAATGAGAACAATTAACATACATATGATTTCGATTTCGAATTGGAGACGTAATAGTCACCAAGTGTCGGGTATGTCTAATTGTGAAGGTGGAACAGAAGTGTAACATCTCTCTACAAAATAACAGAAACCCGACAAGTGAAAACTTAGTCGGGTTTTTTATTTTATATTATATGGGAGAATTAGTAAGAAAGTTAGGTCAAGAAAAAAATCTAAACTTAGCAAAAGATTTTGACTTGATTGTCGACAAATATAGAAAGATTGCAGATGCCAGTGGGTATCAAGGTGAATTGAAATTTCAGAAAGAAGGTGGTTTCACTGTTATTTTTGTACAGATTAAAAAATAAAAAAGGAGAGATAAGCCGAGTTGGCCTAACTGAATTAAATGGAGAACATCTGGCTGGATGAAGGGCTAGTTTTGAAAACTAGTAATTCGGGTAAAACTGGGTTGTGAGTTCGAGTCTCACGTTCTCCTCAAAATATTTGTCGTTTTCAAGACGTTTACTAGTTCTTGTTATATTTATAATAAAAGAAAGTAAAATGTTAAAAGAATGTAAAAAATGTCTAATTGAAAAATCAGAAGATGAATTTCAATTAAGGTCTAAAAAAAGTGGCAAATTAAAACCTTGGTGTAAAGAATGTAATAAAGAATATCGAAATGAATATTATAAAGCGAACGTTAAAAAAATTGGTGAACAAGATAAATTAACTAGAGTTGAAAGATTAGATAGAAATCGTCAATATGTTTGGGATTATTATAAAGAAAACCCATGTGTTGATTGTGGTGAAGTAGACCCGATTGTGTTACAATTTGACCATCGTGACACAATTGAAAAATTTAATAATGTATCAATATTAGTTGCTGGAAGATATTCTTTAAGTGTTATTAAAGAGGAAATTGGTAAATGTGATGTTAGGTGTGGTAATTGTCATTTACGCAAAACATCTATACAATTTGAATGGTATAAAAATATTATAAAATAGTAACCAACGGTTTGCTAAATCGTGGCCTCGAAAGGGGCCCGTGGGTTCGAATCCCACACTCTCCGCACTTTTATTCTTTTTTAGATATTTATTATAAAAGAATATAATGAAAGATTTTATCAAAAAGAAGTTATCTGAAAATATGACTTTTGAGTTATTGGAAAATATGATGGTTGATGAGGATTACCCTACAACATTTGATATGGACCATTTCAAAACACTTACGAAATTTGCTGAAAGAGTTAGATACTGTGAAGAACATCTTAAAAGAATTTCTTCTGGTTCGGCACGTATTGTTTATATGGTTGATGACACCAAAGTACTTAAACTAGCAAAGAACCAAAAAGGTCTTGCACAAAATGAAGTTGAGATACAATGGGGTCAAGATTCTTATTTCGGTTCAATCTTAGCACATACTTTTATGTATCATCCAGATGATTTGTGGGTTGAAATGGAATTGGCTAGAAAAGTAAGTAAGAAAGACTTTCAAAGACTTACTGATTGTACTATTGATGAAATGAATGATTATTTGATAAATTTCAATGAAATCAATCGTGGTAAAAGACCAATTTTTAGTATGGACCCAGAAGTAAAAGCCAGACTTGATGAAAATGAGTTTGTTAGTGCCATTGTTGATTTTATGGCTAACATTGGCGCACCAGCTGGTGACTTCGGTAGACTTAATAGCTATGGAATCATACAAAGAGGTGGTCAAGATGATATTGTTCTAATTGACTTCGGTTTAACCAACGATGTTTACCAAACATATTATACATAAAATTTGTTTAATTAAAAAAGTTTTCGTACCTTTGCAGTATGAAAATAACAATCAAAGAAATACTTAGAGAAGGTATAGTGAAAAATTCACTTGGGGTCGTAATATCCAGACCAGACCAAGTGCTTATAGTTATGCGTGGAATTCCTGGTTCTTAAAACAATTTGCGTGGAATACGTGTTTTCGGAATAAACTATATATTTATAATAAAAAGATATTATGAATGTGTTAAATAAAAATTGTCCAAAATGTGAGTGTGAGATTACCTATAAAACAGAAAATGGTTATAAAAATTCAATTAAAAATAATTCTGTTTGTCGTAAATGTGCGTCAAGTGGTGAAAATAATGGAATGTTCGGTAGGACTGGGGAGTTAAACTCTTTTTTTGGGAAAAAACACAGTAAAGAAACGCTTGAAAAACAATCTAAAATTAAATTAGGTAAAACTCATTCATTAGATAGTTTAGAAAAGATGAAGGGGTTATCTAGTGGTGGTAAAAATGGTATGTTTGGTAAAAGTTTTTATGGAATTTGGGTTAAGAAATATGGTATTGAAATAGCTGATGAAAAATTAATTTGTTATAAAAAAAAACAATCAGAAAATAACTCTGGTGAAAATAATCCAATGTTTGGCAAACCATCCCCAACAGGTTCTGGTAATGGTTGGTCTGGTTGGTATAAAGGATGGTATTTTAGAAGTCTAAGAGAATTAACTTATATGGTTAAAGTTATTGAGCGATTTAATTTATCTTGGGAATGTGGGGAACAAAAAAAATATAAAATTAAATACACAACGTTTAACGGAAAGGAAAGAAATTATTTTCCAGATTTTATAATAAATGGTAAATATATTGTTGAGAGTAAACCTAAAAAATTATGGGGTAGTGATTCTGTAGTTAGTAAAAAAGGTGCAGCGATTAAATTCTGTGATAGTAATAATTTTAAATATAAATTAGTAGATGTTGGTATATTAAGTAATGATGAAATTAAAAACTTATATCTAAATGGTGAAATTAAGTTTTTACCAAGATATGAGGAAAAATTTAAAAATAAATATTATGAAAAATAAAATTAAAGAAATTTTGAGGGAAGAAATATTTTCTGAATTAAATTTCTTAAAAGTAAAAATTACTCGCCCCTCTCAGATATTGATTATCATGAGAGGGGTACCGTGACAGGTTCTGGTAAATCAACCAAAGCAAAACAATTGGCTGGTACTAACGGTGTGATACGTTCAACAGATGATGTTATTGAAACACAAGGTGATTACAGGGAGTTTTTTGCTAATATGATTGCGTCTAAAGACTTCACGCCATTATCCAAAGCCCATTCAACCAATCTTAAAAACCTTATTCAATCTTTAAAAGATGGGGTTTCACCAGTTATCTTGGATAACACAAACATCAAACAAAACGAACCTAAAGCCGCTGTAAAGGCAGCTTTGGAAATGGGGTTAAATGATAAGAATATAAAATTTGTTGATATCGGTACTGGTGGTTTGTCGGCACAAGAATTAGCTAATAGAAACACACATGGTGTTCCATTGGATAAAATTGAATCGATGATAGCTAGTCATACTGGTCAAGGTGTGTTAAGTGTTAAAAGTGTTATGGGTGCTAAAGATATGTACAAAGATTCAGGTGTATTATATTCTGCTGTTATATTGGATGGTGGTTCAAAATCGTCTTTATTGTCTAGAATTGAAAATGAAATACCACAAGGTTGGGATGTGATTGCGCACCATATGACAATTGTGTTTGGTAAACCTGTACCAAGTAAAGAAGACTTAGGTAAAGATGTTACGCTTACTGTTACTGAGTTAGGGTTATCTGATATGGCTATGGCTGTAAGGGTTGAAGGTTACCCATCTAAAAATGAAATCCCACATATCACAATAGCTATCAACCCAAATGGTGGAACACCTGTGATGGGCAACGAGATAACTAAATGGAGAAAATTAAAATCGTTTAGTATAAGTGGAAAAGTTACAGAAATAAAAAAGGGGTTATAAGACCCCTTTTTTATTTTTATAAATCTTAGTTCATTAAAATGTTGAACCAGATATTTTTAACCATTGTCCATTTGCTTTCCAATAGAAATTATCGTTATCCCATGTTATTGAACCATTCTCACCAATTGCATCAGCTGAATCTGTAGGAACAGCGTCTACTTTCTTGATAACTAAGTTTGGTACATATACTGTATCGTTAGCAGTTACGGTAAATCCAGAACCACCCAAAAATCGGTTATTAGTGCTGGTTAAAGCAAGTTTATCGCTCTTATCGGTTTCAGAGGTGTAAACTTGCGGGCTAAGTAATATTTTTTTGAGCGTAGTGTTAAATTATTTATATATAAATATAAAAGTAAACAATTAGTCTAAATGTAAAAAATTACTATTTAAAAGATTGTATCTTACAAAATAAAATAGTATCTTTGTAAAAAAAAAGTATATGAAAAATTTAGACAAACGATTAGATTTAAGTGCTAAATTCGTGCAAATGGGTCAAGCACTAATGAAAGAAGGTGAAGATACTAAAGATAACAGTGTTGTACTCATGGGCACAATCCTTATATTCATGGGTGGACTCATTTTAGAAGATGAAGACATACAAAAATTCAGTGAGTTGGTAAGTATGTTTTCGGCTAAAAAAGTATTAGATTCTATGGAACGACATAATTCACCAGTTTTTGGGATGATAATGGATAAAGCGGATGAAGAAAGCTACGATGATTTAATCAAAAGACTGCAAAAATTAAGTAAAGATAATAAAAAAAAAGATAAATAAATTTGGTGGGACCGAATAAATTCATTACCTTTGTCTACTAAAATAAAAAAAAATATGAAAGAGTTAGCGATACAAAATTACATAGCAAAACACGGAATAGACAAAGCAATCTCTGATTTTAAATTAAAAACAAGAGAATACGAAAATAAAATCTTGTTAAAGTATGACCAGTTAGTGTCACCAACACTTATGGGTTTACCAGAAATGCAAGACTGTAGAGGTCTTATTCTTGAAAAAGGCACTTGGAAAGTAATGTCATTGGCGTTCCGTAAGTTTTTTAATTCAGAAGAAGGTAATGCTGCTAAGATTGATTGGAACACAGCTAGTATTTTAGAAAAATTAGATGGTTCAATGTTACAATTATATTTTGATTGGCATAAAAACACTTGGTTTGCTGGTACTACTGGTACTGCGGAAGGTGAAGGTGAGGTAAATAATAAAATGGGTACCACCTTCAATGACTTATTTTGGGAGACTGTAAACAATAAATACAACTTTAATGAATGTCTGCTTAATAAAGACTTAGTATATGTGTTTGAGTTGACTACACCATATAATATAGTGGTAAAACCACACGGTGAATCATCAGCTACTATTCTTGCTATTAGAAACAGAGAAACCCTTGTGGAGTTGTCTGGAAAAAACTTGGAGATGGCTTCTATTTCATTGGGTATTCCGTTGGTTAAAAAATATGACCTTAACGCAACTAACGTTGGTGCGTTATTACATACATTTGTGGATATGCCATGGTCAGAAGAGGGTTATGTTGTTGTAGATGCAAATTTCAACCGTATCAAGATTAAAAACCCAGCTTACGTGGCTGTACACGGACTTAAGGGAAAGTCAGCTGAACATAACATAATGGAGATTATTGTAACAAATGAACTTGAAGAATTTGCAGCGGTTTTTCCAGAAAGAAAAGTTGAATTATTTAAATTAAAAGATAATTATGATAAATTAGGTGTTAAATTAAATAATTTATGGTTAGAACTTGAAAAATTGAAACCAAAAAATATCACACCTAGTGAAAAAAAGCGTTATGCTATGGAGGTATTTAAACTTTGTAATGAGAATAAGTTACAACAATTTACTGGTTTATATTTTGGGTTGGCTGAAAATAAAATAGAGTCAGTTGATTATTTCTTATCTAATTATGATAGAAAAAAATTATATCTTATGTGTTAATAATTTGATGAATAATTTTATTTCATCTTTAGATTTTAATGGGAAGAAAGTGTAATCAGTCAATGATTTAGCTACTTCCCATTTTCTATTATTATAATCTCTTAATTCTTCATTTTTACCGTTATTATCATAAGTCCAACTAGATTTAATCTCTATAATCATATTTTCACTTTTAATTAAAAAGTCTGGGAAATATATTTTCATTTTATTTTCATACTCATATTTAACACTAAAACAATTTTCTAAATTATTAATATTAAAATATTTTTCAAATTCTGTTATAAATAATAATTCATAACTACCTCTATAATATAAATGTTTATATTTTTTAGAACCATAACAACTTAATTGTTGTTTTTCAAATATTTCTTTTGATTGCATCACATGTTCAACACCATATTTTTCCATACATGTATCAACATATTTTTCATGGTTATTATAATTTTCAGAACCATAGCGTTCTAATTTTGTACTCATAGCCTTTTCTGGGTTAACAAACTTAGGGTTATCGTATTTTTCAATTTTAGCTAAATCAGATTTAGTTAAAAAATCTGGGCTAGATGTATAACTAGCGACCCCATGGTTCTCTATCATACTTTTTCTAATCTTATTTTTAACTGTTTTTAATTTATTAGTCGAATCAACACCATATTTCTCTAGATTACTATTTTTAGTTTGTTTTACCCTTAATGAATAATCACATTCTTTAGAACATGTTCTTAGTAAGATATTATCTTTATTATGTTCTCTAACTGGTCTATCACAAGTAACACATTTAGGGAATTCAAAAATATCATTTAAAATAAATTTAATTCTAATTTGGATACTAGTATTCTCTGGGGAAAAATCAGTTAGTTTATTAATTCCCTCAATTTGGGTTGGTGTTAAATTTTTAACAAAGTTGTTCTTAATCCTACCATTACTGGATAAACCTTTCGTTTTTATTAACTCTTTCATATGGTGTATTTAAATTATTTTATTATGTTCATCATCTTAGATGTAAATAAATACCTAAAAAAGTTGTGAAAGTTAAATTATTTTCGTATCTTTGTTATTATTAATTAAAAATATAAAATTATGAAAAAATTATTATTAGTTATTGTATTATTATTTAGTGTGGTTAGTTTTGCACAAGAAATTACTTTACCTAAATTAAATTCTAAAGAATTTAATTGGAAGGATGGTTATGGTAAAGTAAAGGAAGTAAGGTTTGTTTTTCTAGGCGATAAACCTAATATAACGAATAAAATTTTGGAAAATGTCGTCATGTATTCAATGGTCAATGCTAAATCTAGTTTAACAAATCAACTTACATTTACACCTATAGCTTTAAATGTAATGGAGTATGAAGGTAATGTAATTGGAACTGTCACATTTAGAGGTAAAACAGCGGAACACAACATCCTTACAATCGTAAAATCTAACGAGATTGAAGAATTTGCAGCTACTTTCCCAGAAAGAACTGAAGAACTATTAAAACTTAAAAAAAACTATGACTTATTGGTTGAAAAGTTAAATATGGTTTGGGATGAGTTAAAAACTTGTAAACCAAAAAATATAACAAAAGAAGAACAAAAAAAATATGCAATTGCCGTTTTTGAAGTGTGTAAAACACACAAGGTTGAAAACTTCACTGGTTTATATTTCGGCCTTGCTCAATACAAAGTTAATTCTGTTGAAGAGTTCTTGTTAAATTACGATGATAAATTACTATACAAAATACTTTAGCCCACTTAGGCTAAAGTATTTTAATTAAAACAAATATTATGGCAATAGATTTTAGAGAAAAATTTGCAAATTTAAAGGCTAAAGATGTGGAACCTTTAAGTTCAGAAGAGTTGGTTTATGTTAAGATAATCGAAGATTACATCGATTCACAAATTGAAGCCAAACTATCAACTGATAATAGAGAAGTTTGGATTGATATCGTATATGCTAGGTTTACGTATAATCCAATATCAAAAAAACCTTTTCCGAACATGACAAATAATAGGCGAAGTTTTTTAACAACTGAGTTACTTAAACGTTATGTAGAAGCCAACTGGTTAATCAAGTGGCAGCTTGATGATGGGATGGATGGAAACATGTCTGGAGGTGATTATTTAATTTTATTAGATACTTTAATAATGAGAGAAGATATTACAGCTAAATGGGCTAGAAAAACTAGTGAAAATATGTTAGGTGAACGAGTAAAAAAACAAATAGGTGTTTGTCTAGCTGCTATAGAAAACGCTGTAAAGGCAAATGAAATGGCGTGTAGTATTCCTATCTATGCAGATGTGCTTGTTATAAAAGAATTAGATAAAAGAGGTTTTAGGGTTAAACAATATGATAACCAAATAGATGGTAGATATTTAACAATTTATTGGTAATGACATATGAAGAAATGAACGTTTATTTATCCAGTATTGGTGGTTTAAATAGAACATATCGAGAAGATAAAGGTCCAATACTAGACTCTAAATCTTTTGGGGTTGGTGAAGGATGGTTACACTTAATCAAAGACATGGTTGAAGAGTTAATCGATTTGGGTTGGGATAAACGTTTGTCCCAATCTAAAGAAAAGTTTGGTGGTTTAAGGTTTTATATTGAAACCTATCCAGAAGGTGGTCAAGATGTAATTACCAAATATGAAAAAATATCATACGAAACATGTGAAGAATGTGGTGATAAAGGTGAGCCTAAAAAAATTAATGGGTGGGTATATACATTATGTGATGTGCACGCTGAAGAAAAGAAGTCCCAAAATATAATTTAATTCACAAATAATTAGGTTAATTAAAAATAACTTAGTACCTTTGTATAAAATAAAATATATTTAATATGGAATACACTGATAAATTACTAAGAGATGCTCTATTTGTTGCTGAAAATGCACATAAAAATCAAAGATACGATGAAATTTTTCCGTATATGAAACACATACATGATGTAATTGATGTTTTAAAACGGTTTGATTTTAAGAGTAATAAAATGTTAATAGCTGCTGCCCTACATGATGTTATCGAAGATGACGGTATTTCTTATAATGACATCAATAAACACTTCAACGCAGAAGTTGCTGAGATGGTTTATTGTGTTACGGATGAGTTAGGTCGTAATAGAAGAGAGAAAAAAGAAAAGACTCTTCCTAAGACTGCTAGAAACCAAGACGCTATTATCCTTAAATTGGCTGACCGTATTGCTAATATTGAACATGGTGGTAAAATAGATATGTATGCCAAAGAGCATCAAGAGTTTAAAGGTGCATTGTACTTAAACACTAGAGCTGATGGAATAAGAATGTGGGAATATCTAGATGTTTTATTAAAAATAAATTTGTAGAATCAAATTAATTCATTACCTTTGTCTTAACAAAATAAAAAACATATGAAAATTAAAGAAATTTTTGACGAGATTGCGCTTGAAAGCGGTACCAACCAAAAAATGGTTATTTTAGGAAAATACGCTGACAATGAATTGTTAAAGCGAGTATTATATTTAGCCAATTCAAAACGAGTTAAGTTTTATATCAAACAAGTTCCAGAGTATGTTTCAGATAATGATGGTGGGGAAAATTTAGAGTGGGCGTTAGATGGTTTGAGCTTTATTACTGGTAGAGTATATACTGGTAGCGAAGCTATTAATTGGCTTATAGTCCTTTTAAGTGGTGTTTCTTCAGATGATGCCTATATTTTAGAGCGTATTATTGAAAAAGATTGTAAAATAGGTATGGGGACCTCAAATATGAATAAAGTGTTTAAAAACCTTATCGAAGACACACCTTATATGGGTGCGGTATCGTTTGATGAGAAGAAAGCACGCAAATTATTTGAGAAAGGCGCTAAAAATTATTCGCAAGTTAAGATGGATGGTCGTTATTGTAACGCAACAATCGTTAATGGTGAAGCTTATTTGGAAAGTCGTCAAGGTGAACCAACAATCATCACTGGTGCGAAGTTGATTGAAGATTTAGGTAAGTTGAATGAAGTAGTTCTTAATGGTGAATTGACCATGGATGGTTCAAAAGATATTGTATTAAAAATTGGTGAAATTATAAATATTGATGGGGTTGAGTATAATGGAGATGAAATATTAGAAAAATTTAATAAAACCATTAAAAATTAAACAAGTAATCCGAACAATTAGATTTTATTAGATATTTATAATAAAAGAATATTATGTATGTCTGTTATTTAATAAAATATAGTGGTGATAAACTACCAAGATTCTATATCGGGTCAACCTCATTAGATAAAATAAAAAATGGTTATCGTGGTTCAGTAGTTTCAAAAAAATATGGTAAAATTTTTAAAAATGAATTAAAAACAAACCCTCTTTTATTTGAATATGAGATATTAAGTGAACATACAACCAGAGAAGAAGCTTTAGAAGCTGAATTAATTCAGCAAAAGAAGAACAATGTTATTAAATCAAAAGATTTTATTAATGAATCATACGCATCTGTTAATGGAATGTTTGGTAGAGATGTTTCGGGTGAAGTGAATCCTATGTTTGGTAAAAAACATAGTGAAAAAACTAAGAAAATACTCAGCGAAAAACGAGGTAACTTACTAAGATATAGTTTAACTGACGAACATAAATTAATTATTGGTAAAACACATAAAGGTAAATTTGTTAGTGAAGAAACAAAAAGTAAAATAAGTAATAAAAAAAATGGTACCTTTACTGCTATTGATGAATCTAGAAATTATTTTAATATTGGTAAAAATGATGAGAGGTATTTAAACGGTGAATTATCTGGTATGACTGTTGGGTTTGTTGTTGTTAAAGATATTAATGGTAATAAATTATTAGTTGGTGTTAATGATGAACGTTATTTAAGTGGTGAATTAGTTCATATTAATAAAGGTAAAGTTATGAGTGATGAAACTAAGGTTAAAATATCCGAATCAAGTAAAGGTAAAATAATAAGTGAAGGATGTCGTAAAAAAATATCCGAAGCACATAAAGGTAAAATTAAAGGTCCGTTGAGTGAGGAAATTAAAATTAAAATATCAGAAGCTAATAAAGGTAGAGTTATGAGCGAAGAAACTAAACAAAAGTTAATTATTAGTAAAACGGGGATGAAATATATTGAACGAATTTGCCCATATTGTAAAAAAGTAGGTCGGGGTGGAAATATGTTTAGGTATCATTTTGATAATTGTAAATTAAGATAAAAATATTATGGTGGAGTTTAAAAAAATTAAAAGGGTTACGAAAAATGAAGATGGTAGTGTAACATTGACCATGGATGGTGTCCCTCGTTACGAATCTAATGGTATCATTGCGTCAATTATTGATATTTGTGGTAAAAAAGAAAGTCGCACCTCAGAAGAAAATATTAAAAAAATATTCACTTTTGAGGAAAAACATGGTAGTTTTGAAGATGCGTTAGCAAATATTCGATATACTGTTTGGGATATGATTAGTGTTGATGAGTACAATTCTACTAAATCAACAACACCGTATAATATAAGACTTAAAAATCTTTCAGAAACGCTATCAAATATCCAAAATGATAACGCAATGGTGTCAATAATTGAAAATAAAGAAGTTGATACTTTTGAAGAAGCAATGACTCACTTCAAAGAAATGTTAGGTCGTGGCGAGGAAGGTACAATCCTTAAATCACAAATAGGTGAGTGGAAAGATGGTAAACCAACTTGGCAAATAAAATTAAAACTTGAGTTGACATTGGATTTGATTATTACTGGTTTTAATTACGGTACTAAAGGTACCAAGAATGAAAATGTTGTGAGTTCATTTAATGTCATGACATCATGTGGTTTATTGAAAACTAGACCTCAAGGTTTAAAAGAAGATTTAATGAAAGAAATAACGGAAAGACAAAGTGAATTGTTAGGTACAATAATCGAGGTTAAGTGTTCTGGTCTTTCATTTGACAATACTGGTGCTTATTCGTTGCTATATCCAGCGTTCAAACATTTCAGAGATGATAAGAGTGTTGCCAACTCTTTGGAAGAATGTATCGACATTCAAAATTCGGCTTTAGGATTATCTTAATATTAACAAAAAAAACAAAAAGTTATGATACAAATTACAAATAAAGTTTATAGACTTAAAAAAGCAGCAGAAGTAGCTAAAGATATGCCACTTTCAGCTGGACAAGAAATCGAAATAGTAATGGATGTTGTTTATATAAATGGGCATATGGTTCCACCAGTGACGCAAAACTTATTCTACAATTGGGTTACAGTAAACCCGACATTATTTGACGATGTCACAAAAAAGTGGTAAACATAAAAAAAACTTAAATTATCTTTAAGTAAATGGTTGAAGCGTCACATATGTGATGATACACCAAAAGACGTTGACAAAACTTTATTTTAAAATATTTGGTTATTTAAAATAAAATAATTACCTTTGTTAAAAATAATTAAGTATGATAGTAAAAGAAAATGGTTTAAGATACGCTAAACTTATTCACGTATCTGTGGATAACGGATTAACTGATAACAGTAATAAAGTCTACATCATGGAAGAACTTTCTGATGGTAGAATAAAATGTGAATATGGTCGTGTTGGTAAAAACATGTCAACAGTCTATAAAAGCAGTAGTGAATGGGATAAACTTGTTAGAGAAAAAACCTCTAACAAAAAAGGTTACACCGATGTAACTGATTTATTAGCTGAGCCAGTTTTAGATGGTTCTAAACCAGCAAAAAACATGGTTGATAATATTAAAGATAGTATTGTTAAAAAACTAGTTGATGAGTTGATGTCTTTTGCTAACAAATCTATACAAAGAAACTATAAGGTAACACAGGAAGCTGTGTCTGGACAACAAGTTAGTGCGGCACAAGAAGTAATTAACGCTATTAGTGGGTTATTGATATTGGGTGTTGATAAGAAACATGTTAACGATATGTTACTTAAACTTTACACTATTATCCCTAGAAAAATGGATAATGTTAAGAGTCATTTAATTAATGATGTAAACACAGATTCTGATTTAGAAATAGCGCAAAGATTAATTGGTGAAGAGCAAAGTACTTTAGATACAATGGCTGGACAGGTTGAATTGATTCAACAACAAAAAGAAGCTACTAAAAAAGCAGCAGAAGCTGAAGCTAATGGTTTTAAAGAAGAAGAAGTAGACGAAGTAACTATTCTTGACCAAATGGGTTTAAGTATTGAAGTTGAAAATGATGCGGAAACATTAGCACTTATTAAAAAATTAATGGGTTCTAACGTAAATCAAATAAAGAAAGTATTTAAAGTCGTTAACAATAAAACACAAGTTAAATTTGACACTAATTTTTCTAAAGCTAGCGTTAAAAAGAAACGTCTTTACTGGCATGGTTCTAGAAATGAAAACTGGTTCAATATTTTACAAACTGGTTTGCTTATTAGACCTTCTGGTGCAGTCCATACTGGTTCAATGTTTGGTGATGGTATCTACTTTGCCGATAAAGCACAAAAATCAATTGGTTATTCTTCATTAAGAGGTTCATACTGGGCCAATGGTGGCGACAACAAAGCTTTCTTAGCTTTGTTTGATGTTCACTTGGGTAACCAAAAAGAAATATTACACCATGATTCAAGTTGTTATAAATTATCGGACAATGTGCTAAAAAAAGATGGTTATGATAGTGTATTTGCAAAAGGTGGTGCTGACCTTAGAAACAATGAGTTCATTGTTTATAAACCAGAGCAATGTACTGTATCGCATTTAATAGAAATTGGGAACTAATGGAGGTCAAAAACATTAAAATGGAAATAATTAAGACTGGTTACGAATGGTGCTTAGACGCAAACATGCGTATATTAAATATCTCATCATGGGATACAGAATGGGATTCTTATGACGAAGCGTATTACGAAGAAAAAATTGGCTTGAAAGAATTTTATAGACGTATTGCATTTTGTAAAGTCAAACCCAATTCTATGCCTCGTAAAACACTTATGTTCTTGAAATACCGAATGTATGGTCTTGTACCTTATAATTTAAGTCCAATTCAGCAAGGTATTCAATTCGGTCACGCTGTGGTTGACTACGCTAGAACATATGAGGATTTACCGCCACAATTTGAAGTCTATAAAAGATGGGCTGATAAAGACAAAACGTTTATCATCTTAAACGGTGGTACTACAAACAATAATCCAGAAAGACTTGGTAGTTTGAACCAACACATGAATACGCTTCGTGATAATGGGATTATTCTACAAGAGTTCCACGAACCAGACTTAGGTGACCAACTTACTGCGTTTGTATTCTTGGTGGATGAAAGAGTATTCGATAGAACAGTTTATCCAGACTTTGTTGGGTCACCATACCCATGGCCAATGAATAAGAAACCAACAGAAAAACAATTCTCCCAATGGGAAGTTGAGAACAACAAGAACTATGTTGCTTGGGAAGAAAAAGTAGGTGGTCCTAAGAATGCTTTTCTTAGAGATTATTTAAAAAGTTTGAGGTTGGCTTAATATAAAAAAATCATGGATAGAATAACACTTACTGGCAAGATTGGGTTCGAACCAGAAGACAAGACAAAAAAACATAAAAACCAAGCTTTATGGAAAAAAATGGCTATGGTGTTTTTAGATGGTGATATTTGCGAATACTATGCTTGGTTTATTATGCGTAGATATAATCTAGTACTTAACAAACCACTCAGAGGTGCCCATATTTCTTTTATAAATGATAGTATGAGGGATTTGACTAGTAATGGTGAGATAAGCGAAGAGGAAGCCTTAAATGCGTGGATAAAAGTAAAAAACCGATGGGATGGTAAAAAAATTGATATTGTATTGGACCTTAATCCAAAGAGTGACTATGACCACTGGTGGTTAAACATTCCTCATGATGAAAGAGAACTACTACAAAGTATTAGAACTGAATTAGGTCTTGGTAAACCATACTGGGGAATGCATATGACTATAGGTATAGTTCATCCAAAACATATTGAATATTCTAAGTATATTGTAAATGGTATTGTAAATGGTTTCATACCTTAGCGTGTTTATTTAGATTACCCTCATAAATAATTCCATTTATTTCTCTCGTGGTCGCCCATAATGGTTGTAAGTTACTTAACGCATTAACCACATTCATTGATGTTTCTTTATCAAACTTAGATACTGGTTTTACGTGGTCAATATGCCACTGTCCATAATTATCCCAAGACATACCTTCAGTAAATAAAGAAGTAATATGGTTTTTAAGTTCAATAGCTGAATAACCAAGCAAATCAATAGTGTGACCTTCCTTTTGTTTACCAAGTCTAAATAATGTATCGCTAATTAAACGCCTCCAAGCTTTTATGTGTTTAATTTTTTCATAATATATACGATTCCATTCTTTAATTTTATCTTTATTATCTTCTCTATATTTCTGTTGATTTTTTCTAACTTCATCACCTTTTTTTTGGTAGTATTTTTTTCGATATATTCTATGTTTTTCATTAATAGCTTTACGGTTTTTTTCTTTCCATTTTTTTTTAGCGATAGCACAAATTTCTTTATTTTTGCTAACATACTCTTTAGCTTTTTGTGTAAGACTATTTTTGTTTATTTTTCGATATTCTTTGGTTATCTTAATTCTACATAATTTACATTGTCCTCTATAACCATCCTTTGAATTTTTCATTTTATGAAATTCAGATAATTCTTTATCTATTTCACATACACTACATTTTTTCATATATTTTGTTTATTATAAATATCTAATATTTTAAGGAAAGTAGAGTTTGGTGGTTAAAAATTTGTTTTATTGTAAAATAATTAGTACCTTTGTTAAAACAAATATAAATTATCGTGAGAAAAGTATTAGTTAATAAAATAATTAAAAAATTAAAACTAGCTCATGTGGGTATAAAAAATTATGAATGTAAATCGTTTGAATGTTCATTAGATAAATTTTCTTATGAGATACTTAAAGATATTGTTTTGGTTAGATTAGAAGAATTAATAAAGAATCCAAATTTAAAAAGATAATTTATGACAGAGTATGGTGGTTAAATATACCACATGACGAAAGAAACGGTTTACAAAGTATTCGTAACGAATTAGGCTTAGGTAGACCATTCTTTGGTATGCATATGTCTATTGGCTACGCAAGACCAAGTGTAATGGAAGAACACAGTAAATATATTCACTCTCTGATTCAAAATGGTTATATAAAATAAAAGAGAGCACCGCTCTCTTTTATTAATCAATAACTTAAATTATTGTTCGGTTGAAGCATCGTCATCGTCATCGCCTTTAATCCTCTTGGTGAAGATTTTATCAGCTGAGGCTAAACCTAAACAAGCAAACGATAACATTGCTACTGCGGTTACTAGAGAATCTGACGGTTTAACATCACCATTAGTGTAGCTGTTCACAAACATTGTAATACACAATGTTAATCCAGAGAAAATACCCATAAACCTCTTAGAAGAATATGCGCCTCTTTCATCTTGGAAAACCTGCGAAAAGAATTTTTTCATGTTTTTGTTTTTTTTTTTTATTTTATGTTATTTTTACATACGTGAACATGTAAAATAAATCACGTATATTAATAAATATAAAAAAATTTGGTTATCTCATAAATTATATGTACCTTTGTAACTTAATATTGTAAATATGAAAAACATGGAAACTAAAATTACGTATGACTATTTGGTTGAGAATGGGCTTATATTATACGAATGCATAGTAGGTAGTCAAGCTTATGCGACTAACACAGAAACGAGTGACATTGATAAAAAATTTGTCTATATATTACCTATGGATTCAATCTTGGGTACTGGTTATATAGAACAACTCAATGTAAACAAAGATTACGTTGGTTGGGAGATTAGACGTTTCCTAGAACTTATGGGTTCAAACAATCCAACGGTTCTTGAACTTCTTAATAGCCCAGAAGATTGTATTGTATCAAAACATGAGCTGTTTGACCTTATTCTTGCACACAAAGAAGATTTTATTACCAAGATTTGTAAAGATTCATTCGGTGGGTATGCGAGACAACAAATTAAAAAAGCCAAAGGGTTAAACAAAAAACAAAACTGGGAAAAAGATAAAGTGGTTCGAAAAGATTTACTAGATTTTTGTTACGTTGTTGATGGTGAAAAAACCATCTCATGGAAATATTGGAACAATGGTAAATATAGTGAAAAATATATTGGTGCTGTTAATTTACCTAACGCTAGAGATGTATATGCGTTATTTTATGATAGTGTTGCTGAAATGTTACATTCGGAAAAATATGTTGAAGATTTAAGGCAAGGGTATAAAGAAATACTTAAAAAAGCTGGTAAACCTATGGGTCACGGTTATAAAGGGTTAGTTAAAACAGGTGAAGGAGCAAACGCTGCTGAATCAAATCAATTACGTCTTTCATCAATACCAAAAGGTGAAAAAAGTATCTGTAGTTTAGTTTACAATAAAGATGCTTACACCACACATTGTAAAGACTACAAAGAGTATCAAGAATGGTTAGAAAACCGTAACGAAACTCGTTATGTTGAAACACAGGAACATGGACAACGAATTGATAGTAAAAATATGATGCATTGTATTAGACTTATTCGTATGGCTCAAGAAATTGGTAGAGGGGAAGGCATCATTGTTCGTAGACCAGATGCTGAAGAACTATTATCGATTAGACGTGGTGAAGTTGTTTTAGAACAACTTATTGATATGGCTGACAAAGCTATTGAAGAAATGGATTCAATCTTTGATAATTCAGATTTACCAAGCAAACTTAATAGTGGCATCATCGATGCTCTGTTGGTAACTATTAGAAGAGAATTTTATAACTTGCCAATATCGGCAACTAATATTTAAAAATATGAATATATTTGACGCACCAAAAGACTGTATCAGAACCAATAGCGGCTTATATATCAATGTTTTCAAACCAACATCAGAAATGATATGTGTAGAAGATATCGCTCATGCTTTAGCTTCAATGCCAAGGTTTGGTGGTCACCTTAACAAACACTATTCAGTAGCACAACACAGTGTCAGATGTTGTGAAGCAGCGTTGAGTTTAGAGGATAAAAAAGCGGCTCTCATGCACGATGCTAGTGAAGCCTACATGTTGGACGTTCCAACACCAATAAAAGCTAAACTACCACGTTATAAGAGGTATGAAGCTAGACTTATGGATTTCATATCAAAACATTTTGGTTTTGAGTTTCCGTTGTCTGAATCAGTACACACAATTGACCGTTATATGTTATTGTTTGAGTGGGAAGTTTTAGTAGTAAACGAGCGTGATGACTTTGAATGTTGGGACCATTCAACCGCTAAGGCAAAATTTATGGAAAAATTTAACGAATTGTTTTAATTAAAAAATGGGTTGTTCTTCAATAAGAAGCTGATACTTTTGTCAGCTTCTTTACAATCATCTATAAATGAAATAACTTGTTCATTAGTTAGGTCAAACCACTCATTATTAGCTAGTGTTTTAGATTGTCCATATTTACGATGCATCCATCTTTCTACTTTTTTGTAGTTTTCACTTTCGTAAAATTTTAAAAGACTAACTTGGTTCGGGTTACCTGTTCTAAGTTGGTTAACCCTAAGTTGTGGGTCGTTTTTAGTGATACCTATCTTGTATAGTTCTTCACCGTGAATGTTTCCTTCTAAAATTAAATATACGTATCCCATAAACAAATATACAAACTTACCAAGAACTGTAAAGTCTTAAAGCATAGAAATTCCTTTGTTAATATCCTTTAACATTTGAATACCACGATTAGTCAAATCAGTAGTATTTTCATCATTCATATAAGCAGTAACGTTTATTGGTTTATTTGTAAATCTAATAAATTCGTTTTCGTGTGACATCCTAGAAAGAACACTAAAATATTCGGATTTAAAAATAAATTCATCTGGGTTGGTGTTGTAAGCCAAAATAAAAGGAAGTCTTAAATCTTCACGTGTAACATCGTTTAATAATTTCATCAACCCATCTTCAGCGTCAATATAGTCAATTTTACCAACAATTTCGTAAAAACTTTCATAACCACCAAAATTAGCTGCTGACTCATAAGAGATGGACCAACTTTGAACTAGACTATTCGCTTTATAAACATAACGATTACCTTTTTCAAGTTCAATGGCTTGTTTGTTTTTTATAAAATAAGATATTGGAATCATTGTTCCTCGATAAGTTGTGATGTTTTCTGGGACCAATATGTCTGGGTATTGATTCATACAACCTTTTAGCTTTGATAAAGCAGAAATAAATTCTTGGGTTGTTTCTTCGCCATACATATTATCAGTAAAATCTTTTATTTGCTCTATATAATTATTTTCAGTTGGGGTATTACGCTCAGCCCCACCAAATTGGTCACCAAATAATTCATAACCGAAATTCTTAACACAAGATGTTATTTCATTTTCATTTACGATGGATTCATATAACTTATAGATTTTCATAGCGTTACGGTTTATTTACTATAAATATCGAAAAAAGTTGTAAAAAAACTTGACAAATCAAAATAAATGTAGTACCTTTGTGTAACTTTTAGAAATATAGGTATATTTATAAATAAATAAAAACAACAACAATGAAAACTTTTAACAACGCAGTAGTCCTTTTAGTTTTATGTTTACTAGTAGTAGACAGGATGGGTTATGCTTGTTAAGTAGTCAAATACAATAACACTGAAACCCATCTAAGCAATTAGGTGGGTTTTTTACATTATGTACGTGTGGTCGAGTGGTCAAAGGCAACGGATTGCAAATCCGTAAAACCGCTGGTTCGAATCCAGCCATGTACTCACTTTATTTTTAGTTGATTCACTTATGACTAAAAATGGTAATAAATTTAAAAATATAGAAACATTAAAATTATGGATACAAATGAAGTAAAAAAAGACTTATATAAGTCAAAGAATATGGCTAAGTTTAGTCATTATATAGGTGGTAATTTATATTACACGGTTGAGTTGGCTATTGGAACTTACCAGTTTCCGATAGCGACTGTAGAATCAGCTAACGATGAAGTTTTTAACGTTAAATTATCTTCAGATTTAGGTACAACAACCTTTGAGGTAGAAATGAAAGGGTCAGACCTTAACAGATGGATAGCAAAAGCCATAGAAAATGAAACATTTATAAAGGTAGGGTAAAACCTATCATAAGCGGATATGGGGGAATTGGTAGACCCGCTGGTCTTAGAAACTAGTGCTGAAATAAGCGTGCGAGTTCGAGTCTCGCTATCCGTACAACATGCATCTGTAACTCAGTTGGTTTAGAGTGCTTCCTTTACACGGAAGAAGTCGGGGGTTCGAGTCCCTCCAGATGTACCAAAAGATAGTTACTGCAAACAAAAAGGTTAACAATTTATTCGCAAAATAAATCTAAGTGGTTCAATCCCACAAAACTATCTTGAATTTGGCCGAGTGGTGGAACGGTATACACACTAGACTTAAAATCTAGCGGTCCGAAAGGGCCTTGCGGGTTCGAATCCCGCCTCGGCTACAATAAAATAAAAAAAAACACAAAAAGACTTGCTTTTTTAAAATAAATGTAGTACCTTTGTGTAACTTTTAGAAATAAGAGTATATTTATTAAACAACAAAGTGGAAACCCACATTAAAAAATAGAAACAATGAAAAAAAATAACAACATATTTGATTTTGCATTTTTTGCTGCCGAGGCTGATGAAAGCTTGGGAAGGTCATCTATTGTCATAAGTTAATATAAAATATTAAACTAATCGATAAAAGCTCTGACCTAAAAATCAGAGCTTTTTTTTGTTTAAAAAATAAATGAAAAAAAAATGTAAAAAGTTTGGATGTTTAAAAAATACTTCATACCTTTGCAGAGTCAAAATAAACAAGGTACCTTAGCTCAGTTGGTAGAGCAATGGACTGAAAATCCATGTGTCACTGGTTCGAATCCAGTAGGTACCACAAAGGACAAATAGACCACAACTAGGGTTAGTGATAATTTAAAGGGTCTCATTCAGTATACAAGTCTGAAATTTGTCTTTCATGCTGCCATCGTCTAACGGTTTAGGACGCTAGGTTTTCAACCTAGAAATCGGAGTTCGATTCTCCGTGGCAGTACTCTTAAACTTTTTTGTACTTTTCATTTTTACTTGATATTTATTATTAAAGAGAGTGAAATGGCAAGAAAAGAAAAAAAGATACACTACATCTATAAAACAACATGTAATGTAACAGGAAAATGGTATATAGGTATGCATTCAACAACAAAATTGGATGATGGATATCTTGGAAGTGGAAAGATATTGAGATATAGTATTAGAAAACATGGTAAAGATAACCATACAAAAGAAATACTTGAGTTTTTAGAAACAAGAGAAAAATTAATGTTTAGAGAACAAGAGATTGTAAATAAAGAATTAATTTCGGATGGGAAATGTATGAACCTTAAAGAAGGTGGCACTGGTGGTGGTGGTTTTTGGAGCAAAGAACACAGTGTTAAATGTCATTTGGGTGCATCAAATTGGCAAAAAAAAAATTGGTGTGATTCTAAATTTAGAGAAAAAATTGAATTAGTATTATTAGAAAATGTTAAAAAGGCTCATATTGAAGGTAAAATTAAATATGATAATTTCAAGGGTAAAAAACATTCAGAAGAAACTAAAAAATTAATGTCTGAATCATCAAAAAATATTGGAATTGGTGAGAAAAATAGCCAATACGGTACTTGTTGGATAACAAAAGACAATGTGAATAAAAAGATTAAGAAAGAAAACCTTGAATTCTACTTAAATGAAAGTTGGGTAAAAGGTAGAAAATAGAATAGAGGTTTGATATATGTGTTGGTTTACGAGATTTGCATATAAAAAGGTTTAGTAAAGCGAAAGCTCCAGATTTTAAAGAATCAAAAAATTCTCGCCATGGCCCGTTCGTCTAACGGTTAGGACGTTAGGTTTTCAACCTATTAACAGGGGTTCGATTCCCCTACGGGCTACTATTGAGCAAATGCTGTAACATTTGTAAGAGAAACCAATGAACAGATTGCAGTTTGGTAAGTTGGTTTTTGGGTGTTCGTCCAGTTGGAGTAGGACGCTGAGCGTGAGTCTTGGAAACATGGGTTCGAGTCCCATACACCCTACTAAAGTAAGGATTAGAGGTCAAATGGTTAAGATGTCACCCTGTCACGGTGTTCGGAGCGGGTTCGAATCCCGTCTAGTCCGCTAACAGAAATGGTTGTTAACACCGCAAACTGAAAATGAAAGAAAGTTAACATAAACGGGGATGTAGCTCAACTGGCTGAGCGTTACCTTTGCAAGGTAAAGGATGTGGGTTCGAATCCCATCATCTCCACGAAACATCTGGTGAGGTAAGACTGGTAGGCTTTTAAATCTAAACCTTGAAAAAGGAGGAAGAGGCTAACGAAAGAACCGAACGAGTAGTTAGTCGAAGGGGTTTGCTTGAAAGTTAGGTTTGGTGTAGAGCAAATTGTGTAATTAGATGTTTTTTTTTTGGTCTGTTAGTAGAGTTGGTTACAATATCGCACTGTCACTGCGAAGGTCACGGGTCCGACCCCCGTACAGACCGCCAGAAGCCCTCTGATGGTGCACCATCATGGAACGAAGATAGAGATTACAGATGTAGGTTGAAATAAAAAATACTTTTGGGTATACTTACATGTTGGCGTGGATGCTCTCCAAATCGTAGGTTGGCACAGTTGGCAACTCTGGGGATATTTCAAAAGTTACAATGGGGGATTAGCTCAGCTGGGTAGAACCATTGCGTGCAATGGTTCATCGGTTCGACTCCGATATCCTCCACAACAGAGTTAGTTTGGTACCAAAGAAAAACTCTGTTCCTCTATCTAATCGGAAGGTTATTGTGATGAAGTTATGAAGTATTTATGGTAAGTATATCCGATGGCCTCGGATGGTTGTTGGTTCGAATCCAACCATAACTGCAACGATGTTGTTGGCGAGTATTCCGTTCGATTCGGGTTTGTTTGGAACTGTGTGGTTCGAGTCCACGTTAAATATAGAGGCAGCAAATAAGAGTCATCTGCTCATGGGTTCGAGTCCCTTAACATCGACAAAATTGGGGGATACTTTAATTGGTTAGAAGGCCACCTAGACGGGTGGTAGCGTAGGGTTCGAAACCCTCTCCCTCAACTAAAAATAAAAATATTGTTTTACTACTTGATAGTATAAAATAAATGTAGTACATTTGTATATGAAAAGAAAAATTTTACAATATTTAGCTGATTATATTATTAAACAACTAAAAACATCTATTGGTGATGATAGAGCATTTAATTTTTACTTAGAAATGGGTATGTGGTTAGATTTTTACGCTTTAAATAGTGATATTGAACTAAATAAAAAAAACAGAAAAAACTTGTGTATGTGAAAAAATATACATACCTTTGTAATCTAATTTAAAAACAAAATTAAAATAAGTACATTATGAGTAAATTCGCAAAAATGTTATCGGCTGATAGTTCAGCAACATTAGGGAACAGAGCAAAGAACTTAGCTGACTCAGCTGTGTTGGAAGTTGAATCTTTCATTGCTAACCTAAGAAAAGAAAAGTTACAATTGAACAGCAAGTTGAATGACTTGACTGACTTGGCTCCAGAGAATACTTACTCTCTTCGTCCAGGTTCTGCTGACTTCAACCCAGCTAAATGGGTTAGAGAGTTGCACCAAACAAGAATGGATATCGCTTTGAAAGAGGTTGAATTAGCTGAGGCTCAAGCAATCTATGACGAGTGGTTTTCAGAAGAAACCCCAATAAAAGCTAAGAAATAATGAGTCTTCCAAAGGTTTACTTGGCGAAGTCTAACAGAGCAAACCCAGACGTGGTTTCTAGAGTTCGCCAAGCCCTTTCTAAATTCCCAATTCAAATTGTAGAATATACTGGTGGACAATTTAGTCACGCACCAATGCTGGAGTGTGAGCAACTAGTTGTTGTTCCAGCTTTAGATGATGAGATTGTTATCGGTAAGGGGTTGATTGGTAAGGGGTTGATTGGTAAGGGGTTGTATGAACAAATTATTAGGTTTGGTGGTAAAAAAGGGTATGAATATGTTTTCGTTATTAATGATGAAGAAGATTTGACTTATAAAGAAATTGAAAACATTGAAATTATTAGTTTCGAAGATTATCTTGCACATGCCGTTGTTGAATTTTGTGTAGGTGATGGGGAAAAATTGGTTAAGTGTTTTGAAGATATTTATAGTGTGGCTACTGCGGATTCATTGTATCCGACTACAAAATCTGATTCGAATTACTACCATTTAATAGGTAGAAAAAAAATAAAAAAAAATACAAAAATACTTGCAAGTTTAAAAATTAGTTAGTACCTTTGTAATATAAATCGAGAGGGTGTTTGAGAGTAGTAGCTAAGATGGGAGTTCCTCCTCTTTATCGAAAGATAAATGAAACTTTGTACTGGCGGTGGTATCAAACACAAGGTCGTAAATCTCTGGGGCAGATATGTCACGGAACAAGTCCTCGGTGTGTCACTGGGGCAAATGGGAGGATAGTTCAGTTGGTAGATAGTCGCTGTCTTCGGAGAGCGAAAGGTCGTTGGTTCGAGTCCAGCTTCTCCCACAATTTAAGTAGCGTTGCATATAGACCTAGGAAGCTTATGTTGATTTCTATTTAGAGTTGCCGACAACTCAAGTTCGGGGTTTTACGGTTGTACCTTAACAACTAGGTTAGAGTTCGTTAACCTTCTTCCAAGAGCAAATGACGAATTGGTTTAGTAACATTCATCCACTTCTAGAGAAAAAAAGTTACTAGGGTAAACACTTGGAATATGTTTACCCATTAAAGGTACCGTAGCTCAGTTGGTAGAGGAATGGACTGAAAATCCATGTGTCACTGGTTCGAATCCAGTCGGTACCACAAACATTCGGAAGGTGGCCAAATTGGTAAAGGCGGCAGTAAGTAAAAAAGGTTAACTTGTTTAAAAGTTATGTTCAGCAGAAAAACTACATTTGGAACTGCTATTTGTTGGTTCGAGTCCAGCCCTTCCGACTAAAATAAAAAAGAATGAAGAATGTTTTAATTATTGTTTTATTGAGTATTACGTTATTTAATTGTGAAGCTGAACCAAAACCAAATGATAAATTGGTTCATGTTGAACCAGATTATAACGATAATCTGGTTCAACATGAACCAGAAGAAAAACCAGAAACTAGTAACGTTGTTGTAGAAGGAGTTAGATATTGGTCATCTTCCGAAACTAAATTACCAAGTGGTGTTGTTGAGTCTTACGATTGTTTGAATAGAGGTATAACAAATCAAAACGTAAAAGATAATTACGTGACGATTAAACGAACCAATGGTTATCTTACAGTAGTTAAAGACATAGATGAGGATTTATTTTTAAATATTAAAATAGGTGATATAATTAATTAATAGAAGAGTGAGCAGCGATAGCCAAGTTAGAACCAGAACTAGCGTCTAGGTCAAAAAAAAAAATACTGGGCTTGCAACTTCTAAATAAGTCAGAGTACCCTCAAGACTATAACAAAAGGGGTTTAATAACCCGTGTGAGAAATTGCATGAGTTATTACTAGACATTGAAAGTTTATTTCAGCAACAAAAAATCTATAGCCTGTTAAGCTCGTGGTCGTTGGTTCGAGTCCAACTGCGTGTACCTTGATGGGAAACGTATAGCTCAGTTGGTAGAGCACGAAAAGAAAAAAGTTAAGCTTGTTGTCTAAATATGGTGAATGCGTCTGGGAACGCTAAAAGATAATAAGGTAAACGAATGCACGACTAAACATCAGTTAAGGTAAATGGAAAAGTAAGTCGTGGTTTGTGCAGAGGGTGGCGAAACAAAGCCTTTACAGGTTTTAACAGCTAATGAAGGAACCCTTACCTAGTAGGTTCGAATCCTACTCACCGTACTAGAACCAAGGTATAAGTATTTCCTTGAGTCCCTGTTCTTTTAGGTTTTTGTTTGTTTTAATAAAAACAAAATAGTGGACAGTCGAATTGGTTGATTTAAATCTACCAAAAAAAATGACATTATCGTCTTGCGGCTGAATTGGCTGGTAGTATTTACATCATTGGTTTTCCAGAAGGCACTACTGAGTATTCTACTATTGTTGGTCACTACGACTTAAAACAACTAGGGTTAGCTTGGCAACCATATGGTGATGGTCATACAAGGTTAGTTGAAGAAATGAAACAATTGTTATTGCGCTCATAGTGATTAAAAAATAAAAAAAAAATATATATTACATCTAAAAAACACATTGAGTATATTTATAGTATGTGTTGATATTTACTTTTAAACTAATATTGTATAAATTTAATTATGGATAAAAACGATAATGATAAACAGGAAGACGATAGGTACACTATGTTTGGTTCTGGCCTCTTTTCTAAACCCTTTTGGGTTCGATATTTTGGTTTACAAACTAACTCAGTTAACCATGGATTACTGGCGTACAATGTACGTGCTATATTCGTTAGCATTCCTATCGTTCTCTTTGTCTTACTTGTTCTTTAAAACTGGTAAAAGAAAAATAGGTAACGTATTAATTACTTTGGCACTATTTTTAAACCCTTTGGGTTATGATTTGGTTGTTTATGGTATTATGACAATAACAAAAAGTTACTGGTTGACGACGATAATAATGTATGGGATGACAATATTATTTTTCGGGTTATTTATGTATTTTGAAAACATAAAAATAATTCGTCATATTAAAGACACACATATAAAAATTAAAAATAAATTTAGTAAAAATGGATAAAACTTTTGATAACCTTTTCAATCAATTTTTTGGCGGTAAAGGAAATAAAAAAAAATCTGGTGATAAATCAACCGATTTTAACAAAGCCAATGATGACGATGTAAAAAACATGATTGATATGATATCTAATATGGAAGAAGTTACTGGTTCATATATTGCTGGTCAGATTGATGATGAATTAGGTGAGCCAAACAAAGTTGAATATTATGAAAAAGATGGAATATACTTTGAAAAGAAAACATGGAAAGTATCTGGTGGTGAAATGATAAAAATAATCGTGTCAGACGAACCATTTAACAAAAATGTAGAAGAAAATAAAGAATCTCGGTTAACATTACAAGAACAATTAGAAGATGCTGTAAAAAATGAAGACTATGAAACAGCGGCAAAATTAAGGAATTTAATAAAAAAAGAAGAAAAAAAACAAAAAAAAATACAAAAAGACTTGCTTTTATAAAATAAATGTAGTACCTTTGTATAACTTTTAGAAATAGAGGTATATTTATTAGAAACAAAACAAAACAATTTAAAGAAAAGTTATGAAAACAACAACGACATATAAAACGCAATATCAACCGAAGGGCGGGAAGCCTCAAAGGAAGACTGGGTATGTTATGTTGGAAGACGTGATATTAAGATAAGAATTATAGACATATAATTTTAACGCAACCCAGTCAGAGAAATCTAGGCTGGGTTTTTTTATGGATAAAAATTAACGAGTGGTATAGGAGTCAGGTTTATCTAGATGCTTTTGGAAAGCATATCACGTGGGTTCGAATCCCACTCACTCGACGAAGACAGACTGTTACTAATTCATAGACCCTGAGGAAGTGGGCTGCGTAGAATTAGACATTGGGGTGTCATATAGTGGTCAAATATACTGCCCTTTGAAGGCAGTCACCTGAGTTCGAATCTCAGCACCCCAACAAAGAATGATTACAGCAAAATAAACAAAAACAAACTTTTAATTTGAAAAAAACATATCATTCTGTTTTTGGGTCTATTGAGCAACTGGCTGGCTCACCTGATTGTAGGTCAGGTCTTAATCGCTTGTAGGTTCGAGTCCTACTAGGCCCACTTTAAAGTCATATTGCATATCGCAATATGCAATATGGGAGTACTTTCGGTGTGTGAACCGAACCTACATTGGAGTAGGTGCCAATGTGCTAATTTGGTTCGAATCCATTTGCTCCCACTGCGAGTATGTAGTTTTATTAGTTTTCTGGAAAATTTAGAAAAAAACTAAATAATAGGTAGGTACTCAAGTGGTCAACGAGGGAAGACTGTAAATCTTTTGCGAAAGCTTCACAGGTTCGAATCCTGTTCTACCTACAATACTGATAAGTAAAATTCAAACCAATGAGCTCAACGGTTTGATAGGTACTATCACAAGCAGTTAAATTATTAAAACAATATGTTTTGATGATTTAAATAATAAAAACAAATGCCAATATCGCATAGTTGGACGATTGCGCTTGCCTTGTAAGCAAGATGATTAAATTCGCATCGTGGGTTCGAATCCTACTATTGGCTCCATAGTTCGTATGTTAAGATACATAAATGCAGAAGTAGCTCAATTGGTAGAGCACTAACCTTCCAAGCTGGGGGTTGCGGGTTCGAGCCCCGTCTTCTGCTCAAGTTTAAAAATCGTTGCATGTAGCGAAGATAGTCAAGCTAACTATCACCCAGTTAAACGATTCTGGGTAAAATGCGAGAGTAGCTCAGTGGTAGAGCATCTGGTTACCAACCAGAGGGTCGTGGGTTCGAACCCCACTTTTCGCTCAAATATATATTACAATATACAAAAAGATATAAAAACAGTAAAATGTATATTATAATATACAAAACAAAATTATTATGAGAACAATTATCAACATAAAGAATAAGCGAAAACGCTAAAACACTTGTCCCAATTATGGGTGCGAGTGTTAATGCAAAAATTATACCATCGTAGCTCAGTTGGCTAGAGCACCTAACTTTTAATTAGGGAGTTATGAGTTCGAATCTCATCGGGGGTACTAAAAATCCCTTGTAGCAAACTGGCGTAGGCAATAGACTTTTAATCTATGGGGCTGGGTTCGACTCCCAGCGGGGGAACAAAAACTTTTAAATTTTATTTTTTTTATTAGATGTGCTAATTGTCATAGAATTAGAACAGCAAAACAATTTGATTGGTATAAGGGTTTAAATTAATAGTTCGAGGCCCACGGGGTGCACAAATAGTTAATAATCAAATAAATAAACTAGGTTGGTTTATTGCAATTTCCGCTTTATTGTAAGACTATTTAGTCTGTATTTTTTACTAAGATTATGTATATTTATAATAAACAATATTATGAAAGACTTACTAAAAGTGTTACTTAGAGAGAACATATTAACTGAGATTGATTGGAGTGAAAAATACAACGATGTTTCTAAACAACCAATGGATTTAGAAAAAGCTAAAGAATACTTAGCCAAAGTAGTTGGTAATTGTAAATTAAAACCAACAGATAGAAAAGCTACTGCTTTAGATAAACCGTATATCCACGCTAAAAAAATACAACAAACAGAAGATGGTGAAATAGATATTGAGAGTTTTATTGCTGACATTACAAAGATGCCAGCTGCTATTCTTAGTGTTAACACCAAGATGGAGAAATCTAGTGATGAAAACTCTTTATCTGTAAATATTGGTATTCCAGCATTAAGAGGGTTGGTTTATGATATTGCAGAGAAAATGTTTTATGTGGTTAATACGTGCCCTGGGGCTGGTTCGTGTGCTCTTATATGTTATGCTAGAAGAGGAAGCTACGTTATGTTTCCAGATGTTTTTGTCAAACAAACTAGAGTTCTTAACCTATTATTAAATTATCCAGAAAGATTTGAGAAACTATTACTTAGAGAATTAGAATCTTTCGCATTGAAAAATCCAGAGAAAGAGGTTCAAATGAGGTGGAACGACGCTGGTGATTTTTTTAGTACGGAATATTATGCGATTGCTACTAGAATAACCAAAAGTCTTAAAGCTGAAGGTTATAATGTTAAATCTTATGGTTACACCAAAATGGGTGATATAGTTAATTTATCTGACCCAGATGTTACCATCAACTTTTCAGATGAGGCAAACAAAAGAGAAACTGGTAAAGTTAAAGACTTGCAAAATAGTAAAAAATCTGTTATTGTCGCTAAAAATGTTTTTGATGATTTATTTGTTAAAAACGCTAAAAATAGAAAATACGAAACCAATGAAAAAGGTAGAGTTATTTTTAAAAATGGTCAAAACGGTGCCAACGAATTAAAAAATCGTTTAGGTAAACTTTACAATGTCGACCCTTCAACTATATTAACTTATGATGAAATGTTAAATATGCCAGAAGGTGAACCATTATCATATAATGTTATCGTAAACCCTAAAGGTGATGGTGATAAAGGGGCGCAAAGAAATGACATTAAAACTAGTTTCTTATTGTTTCATTAAAAAAAAATACTATGGATATTAAAAAAAAATTGAGAAGTGCTTTATTAAAAGAAGGTAATCATAAAGATGAGTATGGTTGTTTAATGATTTATTTAGATGTAGCCAAAGAAGACTGGAATAAATTACAGGACATTATTGATGTCGATGACTTATATATCGATAAAGAAGACCCAAGCTACGGGAGAGAGAATAAACCACATGCAACGGTTCTATTTGGTTTTCATGCAGACGTTAAAGATGTAGATATAGAAAAAGAAATTGATAAGGTTAAAACACCTAAAATTAAGTTTAAAGGTGTCTCAGCCTTTAGTAGTGAAAAGTTTGATGTGTTGAAGTTTGATGTTGATAGTGAAGATATGCATAAATTGAATTCAAAATTCAAGAAATTTCCACACACCGATACTTTCCCAGATTACCACCCACATGTGACAATTGCATATTTAAAACCAAAAACAGCTGATAAATACATAAAGAAGATGAAAGGTATGGCAGAAATACCAATCAAACTAGATAAGTTGGTTTATTCAAAACCAGACGGTGATGAAAAAACATATAGATTAAAATAAAAAAAAGGACCTATAGGTCCTTTTTTTTATTACTTACCTTGTCCGTTATACTTTTTCAAGTAGCTTTTAGAGCGTTTAAGTTTGGAAGATTTACATTTTGAATGTATACCTGGTCTTTTTTTTCTGGTTTTTTGGTTTACACCAGAAGATGCTGAAGTTTGTTTTGCTTTTGCCATAATAACTATTTTTTCTAATAAATACTTGTATTTTTTCATTTATTTGTGTATCTTTGTAAAAAAATATAAATTATATGAAAAACACTATTTATATCGATATCGATACAGAAAGAAAACAACCAATTCTTATTGGAAAAGGTTCAGAGATACCAGCACCAGAAACTAGAGAAGAAGCTGGTAAAATGATAGTTGAAGACATTGCATGTGTATGTGATGCGCTAATTAATTTGATACATGTAGCTGACCAAAATAGTTACGCTACCAAAGAAAGTTTAATTGAAAAAGTTAAAGGTCAGTTAGATGAGTACTTGTCTAATCCAACACCAGAAAATAACGAAAAGTAAGAGTAATGGTAGTTAGATACCGTATTATAAAATTTACGTAAACACACGTATAATGAGATTTGCGAATTTTTCCAAAATAAATAAATATAATGACTGATTATGGATGTAACATTTAGAAAAGAAATATGTGGTGAAGAACTTTACCTATTTAATGGTAAAGGTGAGCTAATATTTAAGCGTTGGTTAAATCAAAATAGGTCAGTGGTTTTTGATGTAATGACTTATGATAAACACACCCTAGTTTCGATAACAGATAAAATGTTGGAGGATGATAAGAATAGTCAAAAAAGTAAATAAAAACTTGCATATAGTTAAATTAGTTAGTACCTTTGTTATGTTATGAGTACTGAAAGAAAAAAAATAGATAAAAAACCAAGCCTAAAATTAGAATCTAAAAAACGATTTGAAACTACACCTAGTAAAGGAGTTGAATCACCTAAACAAGATTTGGTTAAAAAAATAATACCTCTTTTGGAAGAAAAAGTCAAACGTACTGAAAACAAATATGTTAGGTTGGCTTTAGATGCTAAAAAAGAAGAACGAATAGAATTTAGTGAAAAAGTGTATAAGGGTGAGTTAAAATTAGCTTATTATGCGTCAGATAATGATAAAGGTTATCATTATTATTTAGTAATAAAAAAATAAGTGGTTATGAGTTTAAAAGAACAAATCAATGCGGATTTCATGTCTGCATTTAAAGCCAAAGACATGGAAAGAAAAAATTTCTTAGGTGTTGTTAAAGGTGAAATCCAAAATGAAGAAGGTAGAGGTACTGTAAGTACTGATGAAAGTGTTTTACTTATCCTTAGAAAATTGGAAAAATCGATTAAACAAACAAACGTACCACAGTCTTTAATTGAATTGGAATACTTAAAACCTTATTTACCAAGTCTTATGAGCGAAGACCAAATCAAAACGATTATTCAAGGATATAAAGAATCTGGATTAACTAATGTTGGTCAAATTATGGGTCAATTTAACAAAGAGTATAAAGGGTTGGCTGATAATAAATTAGTTTCTGAAACCGTTAAAGGATTGTTAGTTTAATGTGGGTTTTTATTTATATATTATTAGTACATTGGATTGCTGATTTTTTATTACAAACTAGACACATGGCAAGTAGAAAAAGTGAGAGTAATTATTACCTTAATTTTCACGTTACTATCTATTCGTTTACTACTATTGTATTATGGGTTTTATTTTTATTAACTATAGGTGTTCACATTACGAAATTTAGAGTGTTATTATCATTTGTTGTGACATTTGTAACGCATTGGGCAACTGATTATCTTACCAGTAGACAAACAAGTAAATTTTATAACGCTGAAAATTATAAAGGTTTTTTTGATATGGTTGGTTTTGACCAATTAATCCATGCCTTAACCTTATTTTTAACGTACAATTATATCATATTAAATTAAAATTATGTATCAAGAACAAATCCATGGTTACTTAGATAAGATGTTGGCAGACCATAAATCTAAAAAATTCCTTAATCATTTAGTTAGAGCTTACATGCCAGTGACTAACGTTGAAAAAGTTTGGGACACACCAACAGGTGATTTCAAATGTGTTTTAACAAGAGAACCATTGTTTTCTTTGCAAGATATATTAAAAGGTATACAAACGGAAGAATATAAGGTTGTTTTAATGAACAATCTTAAAACAATGTTTGATGAAAATGCTAAAACATCTAACTCAATCATTGAAATAATTGGCGATAAAAAAATGGGTCTTAGTGGTAAAGACACAACAACTTTTATGACAGTTGAAGCGTTTCAAAGTTTTTATGATTGGGTGATAACAAAAGTATTAAAGAACGATAAACACATCAATTGGTTGGTTAAGGATATAAACCGAAACTTTTATGCTACGTCTGGAAATAGTCCTGTTGTTCAAGTAAAAAAAAGTAAAACCATCAAAGCAACATATACGTTAGGTGATGCTAGCGAATCTTTATTAAAATTAAAAGAAAAATTAGAAAATAAATGAGAATAAAATTAGACAACCAAAATATATGGTTTACTTCAGATTGTCATTTTTATCATACAAATGTTATTAAGTATGATAACCGTCCGTTTAATGATGTTGAAGAAATGAATGAAAAGTTAATACTTAACTGGAATTCAGTCGTTGGAGAAAAAGATGTGGTTTTTTATTTAGGTGATTTATCATTCGATAGGGGTAGTGGGAATACCGAAAGAATAGTAAATAAATTGAATGGAAAGATTCATTACATACTTGGGAACCACGATAATGAAATAGAAATACGTAAATTAAATCGTTTTGAAACTATTAGTGATTATATCAACTTATCAGTTAATGATTTGGATACACCAAGAAAAAAACAAGGTATTGTGATGATGCACTACCCTATTTTATCGTGGGATAAAGCACACCATGGTGATTGGCACTTACATGGTCATTGCCATCAAAGTCTTGTTACTCAGAATCCAGAATACTACAAACGTAAAGTTTTAGATATGGGTTGTAATGGATGGGAGTATAGACCAGTTAGTTACGATGAAATAAAAACAATAATGAACATAAAAGAAATAGAAAGAATTGACCATCATTAATCAAATTTAAAAATAAAAAAAAACATGTACGAAAAGAAAAAAAAGAAGGTTGAAGTGACAAATTCAAATCAAAAGCGTGAAATTAGACTAACTAAAAGTCTAGAAGATTTAGTTAGTCTTTTACCAAAAATAGATGTAGAAACTTTGGAAGAGGTTGCTATATTATCAACTGAGGTTGAAACTTTTGGGGTACCAAATGATTCGTTTTCGAACAAAACATATGATGATGATGATGATGATGATGAACCGTACTTAACTAATTCATACACTGAAGAAGTTAGTTTTATTGAATTTGCAATTATCAACGCTTATTTACATTCAGTGATGAAAGGTAAACAAAGTGGTATGGTTGTAAATGGTTACGGTACTAGCGATAATATTGGTAGAGTAGAGTTTGGAGGTAATTTCGAAGTTACAGGTTCTTACTGGTTTATTTGTAAGTTAGAAGATGATGAAAACGATTATATCTTTCAAACAAAAATGTTTTTAGATGGTCGAAATGAATTGAATAATCAATTTCATTTAACTTCTAAAAAAGGTATTGACCATAACGATTTTTCGAAATTGATTAAGAAAATTAAAACTCTTGCTTTTAATGAATCTGAATACAAAGGTAAATGTATCAAAGTTAAATTAAGAGAGGGTCGTTTTAAAGGTATTGAAATCATTGATATCGAAGCTGCTAGTAACGAACTTGTTCTTAATGATGTTCAAATGAAATTTATAGAACACTTTGTAACACGTGTGGCTAGAGGTGGTAATGCAAGATACTTACTTAATGGTGAACCAGGAACTGGAAAAACGGAATCAATTCGTGAGATTGCTAGAAAGCTTATTCCTAATGTAACATTTATTATTCCAGACTTCGGTAACTCTGAAGACTTAACGTCAATCATGGAAGGGTGTGAGATATTCGAAAACGCTGTAATTATAATGGATGATATTGACTTGTACTTAGGTTCAAGAGATAATGGTAGCTACACTCGTTTGTTAGGTCAATTTTTATCGTTCTTCGATGGAGTTAAGAAAAGAAAAATAAGTTTATTGGCTTCCACCAATGACAAAGGGTTAGTGGATAAAGCGGCTGAGAGACCTGGACGTTTTAACTTCACGTTAGATTATAGTTTCTTAGATGACGAACAAATAATCAAAGTATGTAAGATTCATTTACCAGAACAATGGAAGGTTCAAGAAGTGTACAATGCGCTTTCTGGTAAAATAAACGGTAAAAAAGTTAACATCACAGGTGCTTTCATAGCAAATTTAGCTGATAACATTAAAGAGATGTCTGAGGATGATGCTGAATGGGGTATTGATGATACTGTTAGTTTAATTAATGAATCTTACAAAGGGTTTTATTCAAGCCAAGTGGAAAAAGAGAAACAAACAATGGGTTTTCAAGTTAAATAAAAAAAACTTTTAGATAATTTGTTTTATCTGCATTTTTTTTTGTACCTTTGTACTATAAAAATAAAATCAAATATGGACATTAAAAAAAACATAGAACCAACGGATTTTGAAGTTGGGGTTGTTATAGGGCGATTTCAAACAAACCGATTACATAAAGGACATATTGACTTGATTAACCACGTCCTTTCAAATCATAAAAAAACTGTACTTATCCTAGGTGTGTCTAGAGTACAAAACACCAAGAAAAACCCTTTGGATTTTGCTAGTCGTAAAGCTATGATTCAAAAATCGTTTCCTAGTTTAATGATTTTACCAGTAATGGACCAAAGATACGATGAAAAATGGAGTTCAGAAATTGATTCAGCTATTTCTATGCCGTTTGGTGAAAAGAAAACAGTTATTTATGGTAGCCGTGATTCGTTCATTCCTCATTACAAAGGCAAATTTCAAGTTATTGAATTAGAAGCTAGCTTTAACCATAACGCTACAAACATTAGAGCAGATGTCGCTAAAGAAACTCTTGACTCTACTGATTTTAGGTCTGGTGTTATCTACTCAGCATTTAATCAAAGACCAGTCTCTTATCCAACAGTTGATATCTGTGCATACAACGATGAAGGTGAGATTCTTATGGGTAGAAAACCTAACGAGAAGTATTGGAGATTCGTTGGTGGATTTGTTGACCCGACAGATGAAAGCTATGAAAAAGCAGCTTTGAGAGAGTTTCGTGAAGAAACTGGTGGTAATTGTGTTATCAGCGACTTAAAATATATCTTAAGTCATAGAGTAAAAGATTGGAGATATGCCAAAGAAGAATCTGGGATAATGACTACGTTATTCTTGGGTCGCAAAAATATGGGTTACGCAAAAGCTAGTGATGATATCGCAGATGTTAAATGGATTCCAATTAGAGAGTTCAGTAACTTTGATACGGTTAGAACCAAAGTAATGCCAGAACACCGTGAAATGATGTTGGCTTTGGTTAACAAAGTTTACGATGAAAAACTTATACCAAATATTGGTGAAAGATTAGTTGAAAGAATTGATAATGTAACTTACACTGGTGAATAACATTAAATAAAGAACAAAAACATGAGTTTACAAAAAAAAATAGCTGAAAAATTAAAAACTGCGATAGAAAACAAAGATTGGGTATCTATTGAAGGTATTCAAAAATATCTCAGTAAAGCGTTAACAAAACCAAACAACTTGATTTTGTGTTCAGATGCTTACAAATATTCACATCACAGATTCTATGGTAGTGAAATGACTAAGATGGTATCTTACTTGGAATCAAGAGGTGGTAAATTCTCTGAGACAGTATTCTACGGGTTACAAATCTTTTTAAAACAATACTTAGAAGGTGTTGCCATTACGAAAGAAGAGGTTGATGAAGCATTTGAATATTTAGGTACAAAGCACGGTGTGTTTGGTCGTGACGATGTATTCGATAGAACAAAATTCGATTATATTATCGAGATGTATGATGGTAAATTACCTATCAGCATCAAAGCAGTTCCAGAAGGAAATGTAGTTGGAACCAAAAATGTTTTGTTCGTTATCGAATCTTTAGATGAGAACTGTGCATGGTTAACTAACTTTTTAGAAACTATCTTGTTGCAAGTATGGTTAGATTAATATAGCCCTTTATGGTGGTGACACCATATCGAAAGTATTCTAATTGCTGGAACGTCCTTAGAGCTCTTAACACTACAACGCAGATGGTAACATCAATCGTGAATGTTTGAAAAGGTAAGAGATTGGAAAATCAGCAGCTAAGTTTAATTTTTAATGTCTTTTGTGAAATAGTTATATATTTATTATTATAATTAATGTTGTAACATATGAAAGCAAAAGAGAAAATGATAGGTAAAAAGTTCAATAGGTTAACAGTTATTGAGCATCACAGTAGAGAAAAAGGTTACCTTTGTAAATGTGATTGTGGTAATACCACAATAGCTAGAAGTAATCTTTTAAAAAACGGTAGACACGCATCATGTGGTTGTTTAATGAAAGAAAAAATAGTTGAAAGGCAATCAAAACCAAATTTTGAAGGTCTTAAACATGAAATTTTTAGAAATTATTTAAAAGCAGCAACAAGAAGAAATTACTTTTTTAAGTTAACTACTGAGGAATGTTATAAATTACTAGATGGTAATTGTCATTATTGTGGTTTAGAACCACATATGGGATGGAAAGGCACTAAACGAAAAAAAATGGATACTTCTCCATTTAGAGTTAATGGTGTTGATAGAGTAAATAACTCTATTGGTTATTCTGTTGATAATTGTGTTAGTTGTTGTAAGTTTTGTAATAATTCAAAAAGTACCATGACGACAGAAGAGTTTATTTCTCACATAACTAGAATTTATACTTATCAAAATAAAGATTAAAAAAGTTCAACGACTAGTCGAAAGACGTACACTCAAGTGAGTGGAAATGGATACCATCTTATTTATAAGATGTTGATATAGTCTGGTCTACATTGAAAAATGTAGCAGTTCATAAGAGAACGGTATAGGGATTAACGAACCTATACGAACATCACGACCCGATTACGGTTGCTACACTTTCGAGAGAAGTTCGTAAAATAGTAGATAGTAGTTTTCAAAAAAACACATCATATGATACTGGGTTAAGAGAGTTTCTGGTTGATTACGTGTTGAATGACTTCGGTTTCCGTGGTGTATCGTCTGTACAATCAGCTGGTATCGGTGGCTCTGCTCACTTGGTAAACTTTAGAGGGTCTGACACAATCATGGCATCTAAATACATCAGAGATTACTACAATACAGAAACGGTTTATGGGTTATCTATCCCAGCAACTGAACACTCTATCATGACACTTAAAGGTGAAGAAGGTGAATTGGAAATGATGAAACGAGTACTTACAACATTCCCTACTGGGTTAGTTGCGTGTGTATCTGATTCATACAATATCTTTCGTGCATGTTCTGAGTATTGGGGAACTGAATTGAGAGACTTAGTACTATCTCGCCCATCAGAACCAGGAAATCAACTAGTTATCCGTCCAGATTCTGGTGACGTGTTAATGACATTGAAAGAAATTTTCACTATATTATTCGACAAATTCGGTTACACAGTAAACGATAAGGGTTATAAAGTGTTACCACCACAAGTTCGTGTGATTCAAGGTGATGGTGTTAATCTAGATTCAATCAAAGAAATCTATGCATTGTTAGAGGAACAAAAAATATCACCAGAAAACTTAGCTTTAGGTATGGGTGGCAAATTATTACAAGCCGATATCAACCGTGATACGCAAAACTTTGCAACCAAAGCATGTTATGCTATTGTCAATGGTGAAGAAAAGAATATCATCAAATCTCCAACTGAGATGGATGCTAATGGTAACATCACAAAATCATTCAAGAAATCAAAACAAGGGTTACTTAAATTGGTTAAGAATGACGATGGTACGTTTAGAACAGTTACTTCAATGGATTCTGAGTTCAACGATGTTACAGATGAGTTGGTAGAAGTGTTCAGAAACGGTATAATCACTAAAGAATGGACATTCGAAGAAGTGAGAGAACGAGCAAAAGTTTAATTATGGGAACAAAAGACGTTACAATAACAGACGAGTTTGTATTCTTTTGGAATGGGATTTATAGTCAATGGCATCCATCAAAGTTTGTCATTGCTGGAATCACTTACACTAGTTGTGAACAATACATGATGGCCCAAAAAGCTTTATATTTCAAAGATATGGAAGTATATGAAACTATTATGAATACTACAAACCCAAAAGAACAAAAAGCTTTGGGTCGTAGTGTTAAAAATTTCGATACAAATAGATGGAATGGAGTATGTAGAGAATTTGTTTATCAAGGTAACTTGGCCAAGTTTACACAGAATATAAGTTTCAAAACATCATTGTTAGCAACTGAAGATAGAGAAATTGTTGAAGCAAGCCCTTACGATAAAATCTGGGGGATTGGAATGGGTGTTGAACACCGAAATATTGAAGATAAGAGCAAATGGCAAGGTAAAAACTGGTTAGGTGAAGCTATTATGCGAGTAAGAGAAACTTTAAAACAATAAAAATTATGATAAAATACATTGATGGTGACTTAGTAAGAGATGCCGAATTATTTGATGTTATAGCTCATTGCTGTAACTGTTTTTGTACTATGGGTGCTGGTATAGCCCCACAAATTAAAAGTAAATTTCCAGAAGCTTATGAAGCTGATTGTGAAACAATAAAAGGTGATAGAGATAAATTAGGTACAATTACCTATACCGAAAACACAAAACCTATAATTGTTAATTTGTATGGTCAATATGACTATACTGGAAGACGAAATGGTCAAATGGATTTAGATTATGATGCTTTACGTTCTGCGTTAAGAGAAATGAAAAATAAATTTACTGGTTTACTTTTTGGTATGCCACTTATTGGTTGTGGGCTTGCTGGGGGTGATGAAAAAATAATTTTACCTATGATAGATGAAATTTTTAGAGGAGAATGTGTTACTATTGTAAGGTATAAACCTACAGAGTAATTACCTCCCAACCAATGGTATTCTTACTTTTATAAATATCTAGATATTTTGAAAAAGACTGGTTTTTATCAGAATAAATGAACCAAAAAAAATTATTCCACCAAAACATTTTATTTATCAAAATCTTTTAGTACCTTTGTAGTATGAAAGTAATATTCTTAGATAATGATGGTGTAATATGTCTATCCAATAATTGGGGGTGTCGTAATAAGAAGTGGGTAAAATATTGTTCTACTAATCCAGAATCATCTAAATTTCTTTGTCATGCACCAGCTTCGGTTAGGTTTGATGATTTTGACGCAAAAGCTGTTAAGGTTTTAAATCAAATATTAGAAGAAACTGGTGCTGAGATAGTTGTTTCTTCCGATTGGAAGAAACATGGGACATTAGAAGAATTAAGTGAATACTACATAGAACAAGGGATAATTAAGAAACCAATAGCCACGACAAAAAGTTTTATCGGTACTTATAAACCAGACGGTTTTCAGTGGGATATGTCTTTTCGTTATGAGCAAGAACGTTCTTTAGAGATTAACCAATATGTTAAAGATAACGAACAAATAACAAATTGGGTTGCTGTTGATGACTTAGATATAAGTTGGAGAGGAACATGGGGTGTTAAAAATTTTGTTATCACACCTAGAATTAATGAGGGTATCAAACAAATAGGTATTAAAGAGAAAGTAATTAGTTTTTTAAATAAATAATGTGAGTATAATAAAATCAATAAATGTAAATCATTTCGGGTATATGATTTCTAGAAACTGGGATAGAACTTTTTGGGCGTTTGATATCCATGGTACCATACTTAAACCTAACTACGTTCGTAACACTACAGATGAGTTTTACCCTATGGCGAAAGAAACTTTGCAATTAATTAGCAAGTTGCCAGATGTTGTTATGTTTTTATATACATGTTCTCACCCACATGAAGTCAATGAGTATTTAGCTTTATTCAAAGCTAATGATATTCTATTCAAGTATGTCAACGATAATCCAGAGGTACCTACTCAACCAGATGGTTATGGGAATTACGATAAAAAACCTTATATGAATGTTTTGTTTGAAGATAAAGCTGGTTTTGACCCAACCACTGATTGGTCAGAGGTTTATAATTTATTAACTAAACATTATGGTTAATTTATCTTTCAACGATAGTCGAAAAGATTGTATAAAAATAAAAACGGTTAATGGTGAAACTGTTTTGATGTCAGCAGATGATTTGAAAGCTATTATGGTTGATTACCTAAAGACAGAAATAGATTTTTTCGTTGATGGTATCACTGAACAAGATAAAATAAAATTAAAAGACCGTTTAGATTTTAAGCTAAAACAAATCGAAAATGGTATGTCAAGACACATTGATGATAAGATAAACGGTATTACTGAGAAAATAATTTCAAATTGTACTAATAGAATCATTGAAGGTGAAGTTGACCGAAGAATTAATAAAAAATTAGAAATGAAACACGATGCTAGAATTTAAAAACCCAATACCAGTGATTGTTGAAGAAGACAAAGAGGGTTATGCTATTTATGTTTCAAATGGTGGAACATTTGAAAACGATATCTGGTGTGTGGTTTTATGTGATGGTGGTCATGTTAGACATTATCTTAGCAACCAAATTAAAATTTATAAAAATTTAACTTTTAATATTACAAAATGAAAAATTTAATTTACGTTTTAGCGGCTTTTACGCTATTATTAATGACTGGATGTGCTGATGTTTCACAAATCCAATATATGAATCCTAGTGAGCATGTATATGGCTTTTGGGGTGGTACTTGGCATGGTATGATTATGCTACCATCATTTATTGGTAGTCTTATCTGGAATGATGTAGCTATCTATGCTGTTAATAATAACGGTGGGTGGTATGACTTCGGTTTCATCGGTGGGTTTTCTTTAATGGTTAAAGTTATCAAAACCATGATTTTTGGGGTTAAATCGGCTGTTCAGAAGTAATGAAAAAGAAAGTAGTTATATTTACAGGTGCTGGAATAAGCAAAGAATCTGGTGTTGATACATTCAGAGATTTGGTAGATGGCCTTTGGGAAAACCATAAGATTGAAGAAGTTTGTACTCTTGATGGTTGGAGAAAAGACCGTGAGAAAGTACTTAACTTTTACAATGACCGCAGAAGACAAATGCCAAGTGTTGAACCTAACAATGCACATAAAGCATTGGCTAGGTTAGAAGAAGACTTTGATGTAACTATCGTTACACAAAATGTTGATGATTTGCACGAAAGAGGTGGGTCTACTAACATCATTCACTTGCATGGTGAGTTAACTAAAGCTAGGAGTTCTTATTTAACTGGTAATCTTTTAAAAGTTAAGTTAGATTCTATTGACATTGGTTATTCTGATATTAATATTGGTGATAAATGCGAGAAGTATGGTGCACAATTAAGACCACACATTGTATGGTTTGGTGAATATCCTTTTGATGTAAATAAAGCTTATGATGCTTTTTTAACAGCTGATATTGTAATAATTGTTGGAACTAGTTTACAAATTGGTTATACCTTAAGTTTTTTTGATAACCTACCGAAAGGTTTTAACGTAATATACGTTGACCCTAACCCTAGTCATGATTTAGACACACTTGATTTAAACATTGAGTACGTAGAGAAAAGTGCTGTTGAAGGGGTGACAGAAATTGTGGAAAGAATTATTAACGAACAAAATTAAATATATGCATTATTTTTTAGATGGTACAATTAAACAAATTGGAGAGATACAGGAATTTGGTAACTTTAAAAAGAGAGAATTTGTTGTAAAAACAGAAGAACAATACCCAGAGATTGTTAAGTTAGAATTTATTAATGAAAACGTTGAAACATTAGAAAGATTTAGCCTTAATGAAGTAGTAACAGTTGCTTTTGTGGTTAAAGGAAACGAACATAATGGTAAATTTTATAACAATTTAAGGGCGATAGCTATTTGTGAGTATATAGATAGTAGGGTTGAGAAAGAACAAGCTAAAGCTAAAAAAGATAATAAACGGGTCCAAGTATTATTGGATTCTTATGTAAAAAAATAACCGAATGTCAGTACTAAAATTAGAATTAAAAAAAGAACACGTAACATTGTTGTCAAAATTACGTTGGTCGATGAAAGATAACATTATTTCTGGTGTTAAACATGATGGTGAAGAATATATGCCACCATTTAATGGTGATAGTCTTTACGAAGAGATTGACCTTATGTTGAATGGTATGCCAGCATATTTTGACCCATTTAATGTGGAAGAAATTAAGGAGTATTCTGACGAACAAAAAGCCGAGTGGGATAAATTATATTCTGAATTACCGATGGCTTTAGATATCATATTACACAACAATAGTTTCGAGTTGGGAACGTACAAAACAAAATTTCATGACCGAATGTGGAAAAAAATAAATTAAAATGAAGGCAAAATTTTCATTATACCTATTGATTAGTCTGTTAACGGTATTCGTTATTCAAGGCGTTTTTTTTGGAGTCTTTATGTTTGTGGTGGTTTTTAAGTATATTGTCATCGCAAGTGTAATAGCTGGTATTTTTTATGTTATTTGGTGGTACAAGTGGTTTAAAAGAACAACAGAAGAAAGATAAAATAAAAAAAGATTACTGTGACAATAATAAAATAAAGTTAATAATAATAAAATACAATGAAAAAACAGATAATTTATTAACTAAAATAAATAAAATAAATAAAATTTTAAAAAATAATGGTAAAAATTAAATTTAAAGATTTAACTGAAATTGAAATTGAGAAATTTAGGTTAGAATATGTTAATAGGTTAGAAAATAATTTAACAGTTGAGAAATTAGCAATTAAAATTGGTAATGACTTAGGGTTATCAGAGAGAACCGTTAGAAAATGGTTTAAAAAATTAAACTTCAAAGAAAAAGTTGAAATTGAACCAGAACAGTATGTAAAAGCCAAAACAAGAGTCCATGACGGGACTAAAAAACGTTTTATTATAAGTTGGGCTCAGAACAATACGCCTGTTCATACTGGTTTGATGAAAAACTTAGAAGCTTATGCTGAATTTATCGCTGCTGATATTCATATCATAGCTGGTAGGTATAGAAACCCTACTAGTATGTGGACAAATCAACAAGAAGAATCAGAATTTTGGGTTTCAGAGGTATTACCATACCTAGATGCTAACAGACATGATATACATAAGTACGTATCGATTATGTCAGATATTAAGATTCAACCAACGGCTGTGAACCCTATGACTGGTTTACAAGCGTTGAGTGGTATTAATTCATGCGTGTTTGGTAGCCCAAAGGTTCAGTTAGAAATGATTTCAGTATTAGAAGGTAACAAACCTAAAATGATGACCACTACTGGTGCTGTAACTAAAAAGAATTATACTGATTCTAAAGCTGGTAAAACTGGCGAGTTCCACCATACATTTGGATTCGTTATTGTTGAGATTAAAAATGATGACACATTTTTCGTTAGACAAGTAACCGCTGATGATAAAACAGGTAATTTTACTGATTTATATTATCGAGTTGAAAAAGGTGAGGTAAGTGAAGTAACTAAATTCGCTGCTGCTATATTAGGTGATATTCACTATGGACATCATGACCAAGACGTTTTAGATACAACACTTAGTTTATTTGAAAGAGTAAAACCACAACACGTTATATTACATGACGTATTTGATGGGTCTTCAATTACCCATCATGAGATTAAAGACCCTTTCATTCAGTATGGTAAAGAAATATCTGGCACTAATGACTTAGGTAAAGAGGTTGATTTTATGTTAGAATCGTTAAAAGCATTTGAAAAGTTTGATAACGTGGTTATTGTCAGAAGTAATCATGATGATTTCTTAGACCGTTGGCTTAAGAATGAAGATTGGAAGAAACAACCAACGTACAAAAATTCTAGACTTTACATGAAAATGTCTGATATGTTGTTAGAGCAATACTCTAACGACCCTTATAATGTCAAAGGAGTAATTCCAAGTATCATCAACCAGAAGTTTCCTAAGTTTATTACGTTGGGTCGAAGCGCTTCTTATCGGGTTAAAGATTGGGAATTAGGTCAACATGGTGACATAGGTTCAAATGGTAGTCGAGGTTCGTTATTACAATTTAGAAAATTAAATACTAAAATTGTGGTTGGTCATTATCACTCGCCTGGTAGAAAGGACGGAGCATTGGCTGTTGGTACTAGTACAAAATTAAGGGTGGGTTATAACAGAGGTGCCAGCTCATGGTTACAATCACATGTTATTATCCACACAGATGGTCGAGCCCAACACATAAATTTTATGCTAGATAAAGACGGTAAGTTGGGTTATACTACTTTTGAATAAGTTAATTTATCACCAACATTGTCATTATATTTAATAATAATAAGTGGAATATTGTTTAGTAAACAATATTCCCTTTTTATTTTATCATTAATTTTCCTAGAATTAAACCCTTGAACCCCACCAAAATGTTCAACTACTTTATAATGTTGAATCCCGTTAAATTCAATACAAATATTAAAATCTGGTAAATAGAAATCAAAAGGTAATTTTAATTTATTTTTACTTGCGTATTTAAAATAATCTTAGTACCTTTGTAGTATGAAAAATACAATTGAAAT